CTCTTAGGAGTGCTTTCCCTTTATGTTTTTTATCCTACTTTATGTTTTTAACGCAAAGCAACGTAAAAAACGCAAAGTTTGAGATAAAAAGCAAAGTTTATGATTTAACCACCAAAAACAGCCTTTTCGATCACTGAGGCAGTGCATTATGAGTAAAAGCTAAGATGAGCAGAGAAGGTAAAACCTAACTTTATGTTTTTTATAGCTTAAGTAACTATAACGGCATCATAAAATTGGAAAGTAACACGTCGGTTTACCATCATGGTTTATCTCATGAGAGCTAACCAACTCATACGTCACAATAAAATAACACTATTAGAAAACATAAATCGATGTAATTTCATCGAGACGCCAAATCTGCACATCATCACAAAAAACAAACATCATAACACAATTGCACATCAAATCACGAGTGCTTAGGTATACATCGTAACAATGTTAGATAACGTAGTCAAGTATCATAACATAAATGGAGTACACAACAGCACACAATAGCCCATTATACGCGCGTATAATGGGCTATTGTGTGCTGTTGTGTACTCCATTTATGTTATGATACTTGACTACGTTATCTAACATTGTTACGATGTATACCTAAGCACTCGTGATTTGATGTGCAATTGTGTTATGATGTTTGTTTTTTGTGATGATGTGCAGATTTGGCGTCTCGATGAAATTACATCGATTTATGTTTTCTAATAGTGTTATTTTATTGTGACGTATGAGTTGGTTAGCTCTCATGAGATAAACCATGATGGTAAACCGACGTGTTACTTTCCAATTTTATGATGCCGTTATAGTTACTTAAGCTATAAAAAACATAAAGTTAGGTTTTTACCTTCTCTGCTCATCTTAGCTTTTACTCATAATGCACTGCCTCAGTGATCGAAAAGGCTGTTTTTGGTGGTTAAATCATAAACTTTGCTTTTTATCTCAAACTTTGCGTTTTTTACGTTGCTTTGCGTTAAAAACATAAAGTAGGATAAAAAACATAAAGGGAAAGCACTCCTAAGAGAGGGGATTGGAATGTCACTTATCAATTTACTGCAGGAATGTATCAGCCGCGGACAAGAGATGACGCAAGCCATTGCCATAGCGCAATTTGGTGATGATAGCCCTGAAGCACGTAAGATTACTCGCCGCTGGGGGATAACCGAGGTCGCTGATTTAATCGGCGTTTCACCGCAAGCGATTAGAGATGCTGAGAAGAATGGGCGGTTACCACCACCTGATTTCGAATTACGTGGCCGCGTCGAACGTCGTGCTGGCTATACCATCGATCAAATTAGCCATATGCGGAGCATTTTCGGTAATCCTAATCAACGGCCAGCCGATAAAAATCCAGCCGTTTTAGCTGTTATGTCGCATAAAGGTGGCGTTTATAAAACCTCATCTGCAGTACATGAAGCCCAATGGTTAGCTCTGCAAGGTCACCGAGTGCTACTCATTGAAGGTAACGATCCGCAAGGGACCGCCTCGATGTATCACGGCTATGTACCGGATTTACACATCCATGCCGAGGATACTTTGCTCCCGTTTTACCTTGGTGAGCGTGATAATGCGGAATACGCTATAAAGCCGACCTGCTGGCCAGGTCTGGACATTATCCCCAGCTGCCTGGCGCTTCACCGTATCGAAACGGACCTGATGCAATACCACGCCCAGGGAAAACTACCTCATCCGCCTCACCTGATGCTACGGGCTGCTATAGAATCCGTATGGGATAACTATGACATTATCGTTATTGATAGCGCTCCTAACCTCGGAACAGGGACGATTAATGTTGTTTGTGCCGCCGATATTATTGTCGTAGCTACCCCTGCAGAGCTATTTGATTATTCATCCGTTCTGCAGTTCTTCACCATGCTTCTGGACCTACTAAAAACCGTTGATTTAGGCGGTTTCGAGCCGGTGGTACGACTGCTGCTAACCAAATACAGCCTGACTACTGGTAATCAGTCTCGCTGGATGGAAGAGCAGATAAGAAATACGTGGGGGTCGATGGTTCTACGTCAAGTTGTCAGGGTGACAGATGAAGTAGGAAAGGGCCAAATAAAAATGCGTACGGTATTTGAGCAGGCTGCTTATCAGCGCTCAACACTTAACGCCTGGCGAAATGCAGTTTCTATTTGGGAGCCTGTTTGCCAGGAAATTTTTGATGATTTGATTAAGCCACGTTGGGAGGAGTAATAATGAAACAGCGCTCAATTTTGAAAGGTGCCCCCAACATCGACAATATTATGAGTAAAACACACCACGCCCCTACATCGGGGTCAGTGTCGCCAATGGTTGGTGATTTACAGCGCCAGCTTAGTTCCATGTCAGGGAATAGCATTACTTTGCCTGTTTTGGGGCACAACGTAAGCTTTAAGCTGGAAACTATCCCAGCAAATAAAGTAGAAATGGCGACAATGGTGTGGCTGGGTAACGAACGCGATCAAGAGCTATTAGACGAAGCTGCATTGGCCGACCTCGTTCCTTCATTCCTTACTTCTGGTCAGCAGAACCCCGCCTTCGCTCGTAGAACGTCAGGTATTATAGAGGTCGCTGATGGTTCTCGGCGCCGTAAAACCGCCATAATTACTGGCTGTGACTACCGCGTATTGGTCGGTGACCTCGACGATGAACAGATGCAGTGGTTATCGCAAGTGGGCAACGACTATCGGCCAACCAGTGCATATGAGCGTGGGAAAAAATACCAGCGCCGCCTTAACGATTTCGATGGCAACGTCAAAGCATTAGCGGAGGCCGAGGGGGTTGATCGCAATATCATTACTCGCTGTATAAGTACGGCGGGTCTGCCTAAAGATATCATTGCCATTTTCCAGCATCCTGGCGAACTATCTGCCCGCGCCGGTCACGACTTATTCAAAGTGTATCAGGAAAATAAGCAAGCCATGCTCGACGCTGCACAGCAGCTGCTGCGCATGAAGAAAAAGGGTGAAAAATTCGAACCAACGAGAATCATCCAGGCTCTGCAGGACTTCATTTCGACAAATGCAGATGATACACAAAAAAATGAGAAGCGGTATGGTGATGGGGTTGTTGCGAAATACAAAGGGAATTACGTCACATTAAAGCTAGATAACAGAAAAATCCCCTCTGATTTAATGAAAAAATTAGAGGCTCTGCTCGAAGGTGAATTAGGGAAGGGTAATAGTTAGGACATTAACACGTGTTATTAAAAGTGGCCCATATAATATTTATGGGCCATCGTTAATTAGTAGTTGTTACGAAGGTCGAATTTCACATAACAGGGCAATCATCGAACTCCCCCAAACGTGCATCATTGATTATGTACGTAATCACACCGAAGACAGGTGGTGGACAATTATCCTCTTGGCTCGGCAGTGGCTCTTTTCTCCCTGATGTAAGGTCCTCAAGATGAGGTTTTGGCACCAGCCGGTAGCGCTTGACTCTGAATTCCCCGGCCATTGCACATACTAGCAGAGTGCCATCGCATGGCTTAAGTGACGCATCGATGACGAGAAGAGCACCTTGTAAAATACCCGCCCGATAACAGGTGTTTGCAGCCCGCATAAAATAGGTAGCCGCCGGATGCTTAATGAATTTTTCATCAAGCGAAATTCGCATTTCTTCGTAATCGGCTGCTGGAGATGGAAAGCCCATAGGTTAACTCCGTTCTTTCTTGATGCTGTACATAATCACAGTATATACACTGTATATAAACACAGTAAAGATAGCGAGGGAGGAGAAGAACAGAAAAATCAGGGCTGCTATCCGGGTTTATCCTAAGATATTGTTTAGCTTAGTTTCTAAATCATCTACTCGCTTAATCAGCACTTTTACCGCCGCCAGTGTATCCATCAAGAGCACATTGTTATCGAGCTGTAGGCGGTCGTCATTCACCTGTTCGCCGTTGCGCATATACGATGTGTTAATCTGCTTAACATACTGTTGATCGACCTGCTGTGCCTGCTGCGCGATTATTCCCCGGCGCGTCCTGTTCTGCTCGTCGTCGTTATAGACGAACGTCACCAGCTCAAGCTGACGAATGCGTTCAAAAGACAGCTGGCCGTCAGTCGGTTGAATGTCATGCTTTAACCGCGCATCCGATGTGCCCTGGAACTGAACGTTCCCGTTCTGGCTGCTGTAGATTCTCCCATCGTTCAGGAACTGCCAGTACTGAACCGCGTTAGCGTAGCCGCGAACCATCAAAACATACCTGTGGTTTGTGCCTACCTGCTCTTCGTACCACGATCCTGCGGCGCCTGAGTCGCCGTTACTGTCACCCCCCCGGTAGTTGAACCTGTACAGAGTTTGCGGGGTGGCAACAATCGCCCCATTCGCCGGGTTTGTCGGATCGACATCAAGCCTTGAAACATACCCCAGCGAATAAGAGCCGCTATAAATCGTTGATGCTCCTGAGTAAATCCCGAATCCGCCACGAACTCGCAAACCCGGATAAACAGCTAACGCCCCATCCTCGGTGATAATTCGATGCGTATAGTCTGCAGCGCTGCCTTTCTGATGAAAATCAATGTACGGCGTTGTGTCGCTGCTGATTTCCAGGCTTCCGGCGTCAATCGCTGTGAATTGCGTACTGCTGTTCTTCCTGAGTATTTGTCCGGCTGCAGTAATAGTTGCGCTGAACGTTACGCCATTACTGAACGTCTGAGTCTGCGTAAACGTGTTCGATACTGTAGTCTTCGCCATACCCTTTTGGGCATTATCGATCGCCGTCTGCCGGGTACTATATTCGCTCATGAATTGCGACCACGATTTCACCGTCCCGGCGGTGCCGTCGGGTTTAGTTATCGTCACGTTACCGGAGCCGAATAAAAATTGCTGCTGATTGGCCAGATCCACGTAGGTACGTTCAAAGCACTTTTGAATACTGGCCGCCAGTTCATCACTAATGTTCGCCATAAAATAAAAATGGCCCTTTCGGGCCACCTCCTTAAAAATTAGTTTGTCGCAATTCGCGCGCCGGTGCGGAAAGCTGAAATCACAAATCGTTCACGTTGCACACCGTTATACGTGGTACTTCCATCGGCATTCTCAACGCGTGGAGTGTAAGTTTTGATGCCAAGGCCTCGCCCGTTCCTCGCCCTGACAAAAACCCGGTTTCGCTGACCTTTGCCGGCGGCTCTGATTAGCAACCCTTTCAGGGAGATCGCACGTGTACCTCCGTCGTTGCCCGCATCCCAGCTGAAGTGGACATAGTCGTCTTTCCCCGGCGTACTGACTACGATATCGCCGTAAGAACGGAATGTGGACGTTAACTGCACGATTAAGTTGGTATCGATGAAACGGTCGAAGTTTTCACCGCTGATGTAAAACAAATCATATTCACCGGTTCCAAGATTATTACCCAGGTCGATATTGCTTACCGTTCCGGCCTCGCCAATCATCACATCGCCTTCAATTTTGTTGGCGTAAACGGTGCCGTTAAAATAGCCGTCAGTCGCGCGCACGGTACCCGTAAAGCTCCCGCTGGACGCCTCAACATGTCCGCGAATAGTCACGTTATTAAATACCGCTGACCCGGCTTTGTTGATCGCCCACCCGACAGTGTCGCCGTTCCAGTTGGTCGACTGGATATTATTGCTAATCTGCGCAAAGTCGATGACCAGATTTCGGGCCATCGCCTGCTGCATATATGCGCCGTTCCCGTCGACACCGAAGACAAGATTGCTCTTATCACCGTTGGGCACATAAACACCGAACTGGTCAGCCTGTACCAGGAACTGTGATTGCCCGCTGCCGTTAATCCCCAGCTGAATCCCCGCAACGTAGTTCTTGCCGCCGGAAGACGTGTTGACCTTCACGCCCCATTGCGCACCCAGTTTCCCGTTTAAATCCGCTACGGTGGATGCCGTCTGCTGAACGGTCGCAGACATATCCCCGACTTTAGAGGTCAACGTGGTGATTTGTTCCGTGGTTGATTGTTCCAGGTCAGCAACGGTTTTGCTCGTCGTTGTAATTGCAGCGCTGTTGTCACCAATCATGCTGCGCATCTGGTTAAAGCCGTTCGACATCGCCAGGCCGTTTGCGGCGATCGTTTCGTCCTGCTTTGTGATACGCGACTCTGCATCGCCTACACGCGATACCAGGCTGGTCACTTGCCCTGCCTGTGCCTTGATATCATCACCCTGCTGCATCACGGTGGCAGAGAGGGCTGTTGTGGCATCGGCAGCGGCTTTTGCGTCCGCTTTCGCATCCTGCGCATCGGTTACATCAACGATGGTCAGGCCGTCGATGAATAGCGAATATCCGGCACCGCCGGACGTGCCACGGCATGAGATCCACATTACCCCGTGAGCGTGAGTATCTCGGATTGACGCGACACCAGTCACCTGTACCCACTGATCGCGTTTACCGCCCAGGGAGTTAGCCGAATCGTTTACCACGATCCCGGCGGGCCAGTCGTTCGAGATTGACCCGTCGGCCATGGTGGTGCGGGTCATCATGCCGATAGCCGTAGACCAACCGGACGGCGGATTTTCAGTACCCTGCATCATCACCCATGCGGAATAACGATACTTGCCTCCGCTCCTGATCGCGGTCCAGGTGCCGGTCGTCTTATCGCTGTTCCCGGTCTCGCCAGTGTTACTGGTCACCTTGCCGGATTTGCTGCCGTCACGCTTCGCCTGTGTGGTCGCGATGAACTGTGCACCGGCGATACGGAAGTTGTCCACATACGATTCAAAAGAGCCGTCAATGAACGGGTTCAGAGACTTCTGCGACACGGTCCCGAGGTCCGCTTTAACCTGGGTCACCGCGTCAGCCTGGGCGCTGATGAGGTCGCCCTGGTTCTTGACGGTAGTCTGGATGTTAGAGATACCTGCCGCATTCGCCGATATCTCCACCGCGTCAGTGACATCCAGCAAATAGAGATCGTCCAGGTAAAGCACGCCAGTCGCCAGCAGGGTCATGAAGCTGACCTGTGCGGATGTGGTCGCCGTCGCTTTCCATGTCTTGCTAATCTCTGTCCAGTTCGAGCCTGTGGTGTAGCTGGCTGGGTCGAATTGCACCTCTAATACCGGGTTAGACTGCGTCGAAATACCCAAGCGGATTTTGTTATTACCCTGTGAGCCTGACTTCATCGTGGTGCCGTTCTCGCAACGTATCCAGGCACCAAGCCTGTACGTGCGCCCCTGCACGACCGGGATGTCATACTTCTGCGCGATATAATCCTGAACGCCCCCGCTACGCGCAACAGCTTTCATAATGCGCCCGCCGGAGTGCGGAGACTGTGCCGGTATCGTGGTGATGGTGGTTCCACCACTCGGGACCCACGAATCAAGGTCGCGCTCAAAGCTGCCATTTGCGACCAGGTTGCCCGCCATCTTGTTGTCGATATCTGCGAGCGCAGCCGCCAGGCTTGCCGACACAGCCGTAGTTGCGCTGGCGTTAGCGGTGATATCGCTACCCTGCTGCGTGACAGTGTTCGTCAGCTGAGTCAGTGCATCAGCGTTGGCCTTAATATTCACTTCGTCAGTGATGTCATAAACCTGGAACGAGTCGATCCGGATTTCAGCGTTGGCCGGATGGCAATAGATGCCGAACGACACGCCGTCCACGCCGCTTGCCGGAGTCAGGTTCGGTTCCCAGGTGATGACCTGCCAGTCGCTTGTCAGCGTGTAGTTCTTGTCCTCGTATGAACCTTCAGTGCTGCCGTTATAGTTCCAGCGGCGCAGCAACATGTTCATAGCGCCAGATACACCTTTCGCCTTTACGATGTAACGATACTTTCTGCGGCCATTGGCGGGTACAGGCTTTTTATTGTTTGCAAACAGACCAGGCGAGGTATTGTTAACGCGAACCATCTGCGCCCCCGACTTACCATCACCAAATGCGCCAATATTCACCATGCTGCCAGCCGTTCCGGTGTTTCTCTGGAAATTGTACGCCGTCTCACCCTGCGCAAAGTCGAAGTTCTGGACGAGGTTTTCGCCTTTATTGCGTGTGGCATCGATGCTGTTGCTGAGTTGAGTGATAGCCTGTCCCTGCGTTGAGACATTACCCTCTGTAGCCGTGACGCGGGTGGCCAGCGCATTCACTGCTGTTGCGTCAGCTTTCTGATTCACTTTGCCGTCAATCACACTGACATCATTCGTCAGTTTCGTAAGAGCATCACCCTGTGATGTGATTTTCCCTTCAGCGTTGCTGACGCGCGTTGTCAGGCCGGTGATGGCTGATGCGTTAGCATCAGCTGTTGCCTGCGCTGCGTTCGCGTCAGAGATATCCGTGATAACCACTTCATCAAGATAAATGGAATAGCCCGGACCACCATTCACGCCACGAGTCGAGATCCACACCACACCGCGAGTTTTGCCGCCGGTCATAGCGGCCTTTCCAGTAAACTTGACCCACTTACCACGACCACCACCGGCGGTCAGCCCCGCTTCGGTGATGTTGATAGCCGTGTTCCATGCGTTGTTACCGGACCGGTCCTGCACGTTGATGCCGATAGCTGTCGTCCAGCCGGATGGCGGTGTCTCAGTTTCTGGCATCATCGCCCACAGTTCAAAGCGGTACACGGAAGTTTCGCGAATAGTCGTGCGCACGCCGATGACCTTGTCGCTGTTCCCGGTCTCACCATCGGCACGCCGACATTGCAGGGAGCGGTAACCGGCCAGTTTGTACGATTCGGTAACGAAGCAGTTCGCGCCGGACAGCTGCTGATTGTTCGCATAGCTTTCGAGCGACCCGTCAAACCACGGATTACTGTTTGCATAGCGCAGGGTGTTCAGGGAGTTTGTCAACGAGGTCATTGCGTTGCCCTGAGACGTGATGTCGTTACCCTGCTGCGTCACTTTCGTGTTCAGCGTGGTGATGGCTTCGGCGTTTGCCTTAATCTGCGTATCATTTGTAATGTCCACAACATAGACGTCATCGAAGTACATCGCGCCAGCTGACAGCCACGCCGTCAACTGAAAGGTCGCTGTTGTGTCTTTCGTTGCGGTCCAGTCCATGAAAACATGTTGCCATGTACTGGTGAACGGCCCGTAGTTTGTGCCGATAAGCAGGCCCGAAGAATCAGCGATGCGGAATTTAGTGTTGCCTGCATCCTTGATGACCGTTCCGCTATCCTGCTTGGCCCATACCCCGAAGCGATACCGACGCCCCTTTGTAATAACCACATCCTGCCCGATACCAGCGCTGCCACCCGATGCCAGTTTCAGCACGTTCTTCCCGAAGTGTGGGACCTGTGCGGCCATGACTGTTGAGAGCGCGCTCCATCCGCTGAATGCCGCCTGGCCTCGTTCAAATGAGTTGTTCGCCAGCATGTTGCCAGGTATTTTTCCAGCCGCGTCGATTGACGCATCCGTGTTGCTCAGATTGTTAGTCAGCTGAGTGATGGCGCTGCCCTGAGTCTCAAGCTTGCCCTCTGCCTGAGTCACGCGGGTAGTCAGTGCGGTCAGCGCTGCGGCATCCGCTTTCTGGTTCACTATGCCGGTCAGGGCGCTGAGATCATTCGTCAGTTGTGTGACGGCTGAACCTTGCGACGTAATTTTGCTTTCAGCCGTAGTGACCCGCGTTGTCAGTTGAGTGATTGCCGATGCATTGGCGTTGGCTGTGTCCAGTGCCTGCGCTGCAGCGGTCACATCCCGAACGCTCCAGTCGGTCGCATACCAGACAGTGCCAAAGTCAGGTCCGGACTGGCCGACTTGCAGGAATGGACGGAAATAACCTTTCGCCGCGTGGTCTGCCGGCACTTTGTATCGCCAGGTGGTACGCGTCCACTGTGCACCGGTGGCCGCCGTGACTAGGCCTCCTGATGCCAGCGGCGCGCCGAGGCTGGATGTCGGGCTTGTGCCAGTGCCAAGGTAGTGACTGAACGCTGCAGAACCAGTTTTGCACGCGACGAGAGCCGAAAACTCAAAAATCTGACCCTCATGGATCGGGATGTTATTTATCGAAGCGTGGTGGTCGCGGGATGCCAGTTTAGCCGCATAGCCGAACGGGCAGCCAGCCGGAACCCCATCATCCGTGGTCTTAACAACCGTAAAGCCCATTGGGTTATAGGCCGGGTCAAACGTCGGGTTCGGAATGAGGTTAGCCGCCTGAGACTGATTTCCTTTGACAGATGAGTTGATCGAGGTAATGGACTGAGCCTGCGAATCAATCTTGCCCTCTGCGGCAGTGACACGGGTAGTAAGACCGGTAATTGCACTGGCGTTCGAGACGATCTTGCCGTTAGCGACTGACAGGTCGTTGGTCAGCTGGGTAATGGCGTTACCCTGGGTTGTGATTTTTCCCTCAGCGGTAGTCACGCGAGTTGTTAGCGCGTTGAGCGCGGTAGCGTCCGCTTTGTTGTTCAGCGAGGTGTTGATGTCTTTCACTGAATTATTCAGCGTGGTGATCGCGCTGCTGTTTGCGTCAACCTTCCCGGCGGTCTGCTCGACCATAGAGGACAATACCTGCGATGCAGAAGCTGCTGCCAGTTGACCTGCGCCGCTGAACATCTGGTCAACACTGGCGGAGATCTTCAGCCCGAAATTCAGGTATGACTGACCGGTCCAGTTCATGGTCACGAACTCAATCGTGTTCCAGCCTTTTTTGAGCTGAATATCAAACTTGACCAGTGCAGGTCCCATCGTCGTGACGCCCGCGCCGTTGACATAAAGACGAGCTGTGTCATCAGCAATGCGCGCGCCAGGGTTAAGAGAGATCGTCTTATCTGCTGTCACGTAGGCGAGCGCCTTGACATAGATGAACTTGTAATCTCCGTATGGCAGGAAGTCCAGTTTCGTGGCGTCAGCGATTTCCAACACACTTAACGGCGGTACGCCGTTGAGGTCAGTCAGGGACGGAATATATGAAGCGTCAGCTTTCTTGATATCGAACACCTTCAGCAGCCAGTAACCCTTCTTACCATTCTGCAGGTTGTTCTGTATATCGGTGATCGCAGAACCCTGAGATGTCAGAGTCTGACCCTGCTGGGTGACGGTCGTTTGCAGTTGCTGCAATGCACTCGCTTCGGCCTTGTTAGCCAGCTGACCCTGAACGGTAGACAAATCGCCCTTCAGCTGGGTGATAGCTTGGCTGTTCGTCGTGATACTACCTTCTGCAGCGGTGACGCGCGTAGTCAACGCCTGAAGTGCGGTCGCGCTGGCATTGTCTGCCGGTGCTTCGCTCCATTCGGTAGGCATAGTCCCGTATTCAAATTTAGGCGAGCTGATGAAGACCTCTCTATCCTTCGAGCCTTTCATCAGGCGGCCAAAAATAACGCGCTGACTGCCAGTCTGCCCGGCTTTACGGGTGTACCTGACCCAATATCGTTGCCATCCGGTGGTCAGGTCGAGGGTCATGGCTCCATCGCCACCAGTAGACCAGCTACCTGTTTTCCCCTGGCTGCTGGCCGCGGTTAGCGTGGCGTTCGGGTTGTACAGATAGACGTAGATCTGTTTGCTGTCGTCATTACCGGCTTTCGCGTAGAAGCTGATAACGACCTCTGTCCCGTCAATCGGCGCGGCAAGTTCGTACTCGAACTGGTCATACTGGCCCGCAGAAGCCGCCGCAATGGCGATTCGACGAATAGCATTGCCTTTGTACGTCTGTCCCTGTACGACGCCGCTCACGCCCGCCAGAGTGCCGGAGTTCGGGACCAGGTTAGTCCCGCCGACGCGCATGTTACTCAGATCGCTTTGCAGGCCAGTGAGCAACTGGCTGTTCGCGGTGACACGGCCATCAACCGCCGTGACGTCGGTGCGTAGCTGGCTGATTGCTGTCGCGTTAGCGCCGATCTTACCGTTTGCGTCGGTCAGGCCAGATTGCAGCTGAGTCAGGGATTGCGCCTGAGCCTGGTTCTCTGATGTCAGCGTGTCGAGGCGCTGAGTCACGGCAGCCTTGTTGTTGTTGAAGTCAGTGCGCAGCGTTGTGACGTCGGCTGCGATAGCCTGCTCTGCGGTGACGCGGGCCATACGTTCGTTATACACAAGCCCGGTGACAAGGTTCGCCGGGTTAGTGCCTTCGTAGTTCCCCCGGAGTTGCGCGGCCAGCTGGCTGCGTGACAGCGCTTCAGCCGCATCGGCGGAAGTCATGGCGGTCTTCAGGTCCTGGAGCTGCGCCTGAGAAGCGCCGGGAGTCGGACGGCCCACAGCCAGCCAGTCGACTGTGTAGTAGTTTGCAGCGGTCTGGTTCGTTGAAAAATCAAAACGCAGACGACGAACCGTCTCAGATGTCGCCCAGGGAATGTCCGGGATCGAGATAACGGTAACACCGGTGGACGGATCGAACTCAGGCTCAGGAATGCTCACCGTTCGCTGAGTGGCCCAGCCCGTTTCGTTGACGCCTATCCAGAACAGTTTCCCTGTCCAGTTCGGTTTGCCGACTCGCTTCATGCGCAGGCGCATATACTTGTACGACTGGCCATCTATCGCAAGTGGATTGGGTGAACGCATTGTCGACGAGGCACCGGCTGGATAAATCCATCCATCGGCATCAACCGGCAGCAATTTAGTATTTGCGTCGTCTTCCGCCCAACCTTCAGCATCCTTTTCGAAATACCAGATTTTCAGACTGTCGAACTGCTCGCCTGTACCAGCAGAAATAGATGCTATCTGCTGAGCCAGACTGTCGAATCCATCCTGAAGGGTGGTGTTAATCGTACTGATCTGCGCATCGACTTCTGTTTTTGCAGCCAGTAGGTTATCTGCCGCTTTCTTCGCAACTGTAGCATCGTCCGTCTCAGCTTTTTTGATAGCGTTAGCAACATCGCTGGCAGCCTTATTAGCTGTCGTCAAATCACCAACCTGCCGGTCAAGAATTTCTTGTGCCAGTCCGTTCGCATTTTCAATCCCGGTTCTGGCTACATTGTTGATGTCAGTAATGTTCTGAGCGATTAACTTCTTCTGCTCGTCGATCAACGTCTGCTGCTCAGCGTTTATTACAGCTGCCCCGGCGGCAATCTCCTTAGCTGAGTCAGCAACCTGCTGTGCTTTGTCAGCGGCCTGCTGTGCCGCTTCGGCGGCGGCGCTGTTGTCCTGTATACCTTTATTCAGTTCGTCAAATGTATCCGAACCTCTAATGGCGTCGTCAAGCTGCTGGTAATAGTCATCAACGTTATCGCTGGACATTCCCTGCACCCAGCTGGTCCACGGCGAGACATTGCCCAGGCGGTCGACAAGGCGCGCGCGATACCAGAACTGCGTAGCAATCTGCAGGCCCATCTGCTGATACTGCTTGCCCGGATACGCTAAATCTGTCAGCGGCATCGCACCGTTCCCGCTCTTGTCCGGGCTGTACTGTAGCTCTGTGCGCTGGGTATCTTCGGAGCCTTCCGGGAACTCCCAGCGGATCTCGATACCAGCGGTCAGTGAAACGGTCGTCAACGACAGCGGCGGCAGCGGCTCACCGACTTTGCCGGTCAGCGTCTTCTCTTCCGAGTACGCCCAGCCACTGGAAATTTCAGCAGCGTTGATCGCGCGGACGCGTACCAGATAACGACCGGCATAAATGCCGCTGACCTCAAATGACGTGGTCGAGCTGCGCGGCACGTTAATCCAGTTGCCATCATTTCGACGCCATTGAGCCTCATAGGCGACAGCATTTTGAGCGACGTTCCAGTTGGCCTGCAGGGTTTCGACGCTGATACCCTGATTCACCACAGAGAAGGACGTCAGAAGGATGCCATCCGGCGGAGCCTGGTTTCCTGGCGGAATGACGCTAATCGGGCGCTGGTCGATGATCGCGCCGGTATCGATACGCGGGAATTTGTCCGGGTCGTGGGCCACGCCGGTGATTGTATACGTGGCGTTGTTGTTGTCCTTTACCCCAATAACGCGGTACTGCTGTGTATACAGATCGTCGGATTCAATAACCCATACGCACTCTGTTTCCGGCGTCTCGCTGTAGGCCGTAGTGACTGTTATCTGTCGTCGACCGTTCACTGACTGAATGGACCGGGCCTGGGAAATCCCGGACGGCAGATTAAGCTGTAGCCGGTCTCCGGCCTTTGCATCAACATCCCGGTCGAGCGTAATCACCCGGCCATTCACCGCACTGATACGACCGCCGTTCACGCGTCCGGCCAGAAGTTCATCAGCCAGTCCAATGATGTAGCCCGGCTGCGGAATTTTACCGTCCAGCCCCACATCAATCTCAACCATGCGGTCTTTGTTGTTGGTCAGAATGCCCCACAGCCCTTTCCTGTGCGCTTCGCTCTGTCGGGTACACCCAATAGCAGTCACTTCGAGCTGGTTAAAGCTGTAGCGGGAAACAAGCTCCGGGACGAACGCCGGTTCCATCGCGTCAGCGTAGGCGTTCGACGGGTCAGACCAGGAGACCAGCGCGTTGGTGTAGCGGGCCTTACTTGTGCTGCTCGAATAGCGCGGTTTACCAATAATGTTCGCCCGCGTGTAGTTAAAGTCGACATCACGCGGCATATCCGCCTGTACGACAATCTGCTCACCGCTCCAGCAGGTCATCCCCCGGAAAATAGCGGCAAAATCGCGCAGCACGGTGTACGCATCGTTGCGTTCCTGTACGTAGACGTTACAGAGATAGCGAGGCTCCACGCCATCGCCGCCCTTACCATCGGGGACCATCTGATCGCAGTATTGTGCGATCTGGTACAGCGTCCATTTAGAGATATTCGCGCTGGTCAGACGGTTGCCGAGGCCAAACCGGTCTGAAACAACGATATCGTAATAAATCCATGCCGGGTTATCCGTCCAGGCCCATTTAAACCCGCCGGTCCAGGTGCCGGTATACTCGCGGCTCTCCGGGTTGTAGTTATCAGGAACGCGGATAACGCGTCCACGCGGTTCGCAGGAAATCTGTGGAATGGAGCCGTTAAACTGACTGGAATCAAATTCGATATAGAGCAGCGCTGTGTGGGGATAGCGCAGCTTCGCGTCAATCACTTCTGTGTAGCTCTGCAGCGTCATCACATCGCCGATTTTGACGCTGTTCGCGTCCGGCGAGACTTTCCGCAGGCGGAGCGTCCATGTGCTCCCCGCTTGCGGCAGGTCGATGCGGTGGCTGCGCTCATAGCCGGAAGTGGTTTTCCCGGTAACCGCCGTTTCCAGCACGGTCTGCCAGGCACCGCCATCGGTCTGTAAATCAATGGCGTATTTGACTGTATTTCCCACTACGTCCCCGTCGTCTTCCTGTTTCATCAGGGATGGCCATTTCAGGCGGACGCGAACGGCGGAAAGCTGGGTATTGGTAAACGTATGGCTCCAGGCGGTTTCACTGGATATTTCTGTTCCGACGCTGATTTCATTTTCAGTACCCGGAATACCCTGAATATATTTTTGGGCCTGTGTTCCGGGACGAAATTCCCAGGCCACGCCGGAAAAGTTCTCTGAGCCATCGGCATTTAATAGCGGGGTACCATCAAGATAAATATCCTTGCCCGTTAATTCACCTGCAAATTCACCCTCGCCCAGCGCGATGAGAATTTTGGCTTTTGCTACGGACTGTAAATCATCCGGCTGCTCCGTCGGCGTGCGCTGGCTTGAGCTGCCACCTTTGCGCCCTTTGATTATGTTATTTGCCATATTGCGTCCATAAAAAAAGCCACCGCGAGGTGGCCTGTACTGAAGGGAATTACTGACTGATTATTTATTGCTGGTCTTCGACGTATATTCCTGCGGAAATAATCGCGCCACCAATTCGCCGTTTGCCGTAAAGAAGCCCTACTGGGTAGCCCTGTGACGCGGTATTAGTCACCCCGCCAAAGGCGTACGAGGCTTTGTTTTCTGGAGATTCTCTGCGGGCCAGGCCTGCTGGCTGAGGTGAAAGCATCTGGACGACGCCGCCTAGCATCATGGCTCCGCCTGCTATCATCACATTTACGCCCCATGGCTGACCAAATACGAAAGAGGCTACAGCTCCAACGGCAACAATAACTGCACCTAAAATAGTCTGAAACAAACCGGCTTTTTTGCTACCAATGACTACAGGGACAATGCGAATTACTTCCCCAGTTATGGGGAAGCCTAAGTCGTCTACACCTATATTTTTTTCATCCTTAAATACCGAATATGTTAGTCCGCGCTCTTCACTGGTAATCATGAATTTTTCGAAACCTGGTATCGTTGCCGATAATGCTTGTCCCGCTTCATGAATAGTGCTAATTAAACGATAGTGAATTTTCCCGAAAGTTTTACCTAATACTCCAGAAAGTATTATTTTGGTCATTATTTCTTTCATTTCGGCACCTGATAGATAAAAGCAGCATCACGAATGCTGCTTTTTATTTAACCTATTTTTGTTTGTCTACCTTGATTATTAAGTCACACTCTTCTTTATTAAGCTCGCCACTTTGACCTATACTCCTCTCTATCCTGCAATCACGGGAAAATTTTCTTACACCCATCCTTGCATATTTGTCACCATTACTTGAAAGGAGTTGATATACAAAATCATCGTCTGACCTATTATATCGTTGTTGCGCATCCATTAATGCCATCATGAATGCCATGCGTTTTACATAAATATCGACAGTAGCGCTTTCTTTTAATTGCGGATGACGTGATAAATAATCATCAACTGTTCCCGCAAAAGTTGATGATGCCAGAAGTAATGTGACTCCGAAGGTAGCTTTTTTCATTCTCTATATCCTTTTGCTGTTTCAGCAAAAGGTTAACATAGAGACCTATACCGAACGACCTTCATTGTTCTTTCAATCCAGTACCCTCCATAAGGAACGCGCTGGCTGAGATGGCCATAGAGATGGTGCAGCAGCATGTTCCCTTCCAGCAAAATCCCGGCATGGTTCCACTTGTCGGCCTGCACCTGCATGATGACCATGTCTCCCGGCTGCGGCGGGCCATCAAACTCCCTGAATCCGCATTCATACCAGCAATCATGGTAGAAATTATCCGGATAACCCTTCTCCCACCAGGGATAGTCAACGCGATAATCGCGCAGCTCGATGCCATGGGTCTGCCGAAAGTAGCTCATCACCAGACCCCAGCAATCATAGTGGCCAAGCACGAACGGTCGCTCGATGAGGGGCAGCTCTCCGCGCGGGTGGATTGTACGCAGATCACCTTCTGGCCAACTGATAATATGCCAGGGGAGCAGCGTTGCATCGCACTGCGCCTTATCCAGCTCGCTGGGCTGTGTGGTCGCATCAGGATGGCTGTGAACAATGCCGATAATCGTTCCCCAATCCTCAACTTCTGCGTAATCTTCTGGAGCCAGGACGAAATTATCATTCGACTCGCTGGCCAGGTTCCTGCAGGGAAAATAGCGCTCCACTCTTCCCCTTTGAGCAATTAATCCGCATGCCTCACGCGGGTAATCAGCAGCTGCATGGGCTTGTATCGCCTTAATCGTTTTCTGGCGCATATCAGCTCCTTATCAGCGACGTGCCAGGGAACCCGCCGAACGGCAGCTCGTTGTTTTCGCCAAAGCGCAGTTTGCAGGCCGTCAGCGTACCGTTACAGACGTCCTGCGATGGATCATCAACCGGCTTGTTATTCTTATCGAAATATTTTGTTCCAGCATAATCGCAGCCATCGCCGCTGCGATACTGATTGCGGATGCACCAGGTGCAAATTGAGTGATATTGCCGGGTCGGAATCATCATTCCCTGCAGGTCCATCGGACTTGAAAGGGTAAACTCCACCGTCGTATCGGTTTCGAGGCTTTTGGCGTCAATAAAAAATAGCTGGCGCTTTTCCTGCGTCGGGTCCGCGGTGGTATTACCTTCAGGGAAGTTTCGCGCATCCAGATACTGCTTTTGCGTCTCATGGATGGTGACCCGCGCCATCGCCAGATCGTCATAATGCAAACACAGCGCGGATATCGAGCCATCGATGTTACCTACCCGCAGCGTCGGTTGTGCGTCGCTGCCCGTAGTGGACGATTCGATGCCGTCAAGATCGCATGGCCATGCTTTATATTCCGTACCTTGCCACCAGATACTTTTGGCTGGCAATTTCGATTCATCGCCACCGGCTGCGATAATTTCCTCAGCTGAATGCGGGATGTTATAACCGTGGAAATATAAGACCTCGCCCATATTGAAGGAACGACCGTCAATTTCAAAAAGCCGGATTGAATCACCCGGCTCCAGCTTCTGGTAATTTGCGTTAAGGCTCATGGTTTAAATCCCTGAATAAAGGTTGCCGACAGAGAGTAGTTCCCTCCGCCCATAGGTACTGGTTTGTATTGCTCACAGCGGAAAATCCCAATATCTTCAAGAGGTGGCGTCCACTGAAAAGATTTTGTGCCGCCATGACGATCCAGGAACTGTTTTATCGGTCGGATATAGTCTTCGGTACCGACAAAATTTAGCTCCCATTCTTGTGACCGGGTATTTAATCCATCTCCTGATACCTGCGCATATCCATCGCCGAACTGCGCCTTTCGGGTACGGAAATTCACGGTTTGCGTTGGGTTTACTCGGGGACTCCAGGTAAATATTTCTATAGCCATCAGCGTTGTCCTTTTACAGCGCTCCAGATAGCACCGCCTGGGCGCATATCTTTCGCCTGCAGCTCACGGTATTTCTTCTCAACGAACGACCCAATTTGCTGGCCAAACTCCTCAAATCCCGAGGTGCTGTCAGTCGAGGTTTTGTCGCCAGAAATAGTGATCCAGACCTTTGGCCCTTCGGTGGTGCTGGCGTTCTGTCCGCCTCCGACCGCGCGTACCCCCAGAGAGCCATCACCGGCCCGCGTCAGCGGCATAATGGCTTCCGGTCCTGCTTCACCAAATACACCTGCGCCTTTAGCAAAGGCGAAGAACTGCGGGGTATCGTGGACCTGGTTGCTGTAGGCACTTAAGGAAGGGGAATCGTAAACGCCTCCTTTGGCGTTAAACTGGAAGTTACTTCCTGCATTCTGAATCGCCGTCCCGGTGCTACCCCCAGCTGCGCCTGCTGCTGCACCACCCGCAACGCTGACCCCAATCCCCACTACTCCCATGATGGTTTGCATAATGGTACTGGTGACCAGCGCCTGAGCGGCCATATCAACAAGATTTTTGATGACGGCCTGCGTCAACGAGGAAAACAGTCCAATCATGCCGTCTCTGAAGCTCTGCGTTCTTGTCAGCATTCCGGTCAACATATTTGTGGAACGTTCCTGCGTCGTCTCAAGAAGCCCGACGGCAAGGCTCTGCAGCTCCCCCTGCGACCGATACAACTCCAGCGAAGTCTGATACTGTGCATCTGCCGACTCTTTCGTCGCCTTCTGCATCAGCATTTCGTACTGATCCTTGCTGATGGCATTGCCGGTGTAATACGCCTGCAGCAACGACTGCCGTTGCGCCAGCTGATTGCGCAGGGAGACAAGAGGATCGACTTCACCGGCGATATCCAATTTAGGAGCAGCAATTTCGTCAGCCTGCGCCTGCAGAAGCTCTTTGGCTGTATCCCTGGCCAGAGTGATTCGGGCAGTCTGGTAATCTTTTTCGGTAAGAAGGCGGGCTTTGAAAAGCTCGGAAAGATTCTGGCTGACTTCCTGTTCCTTGCGTAATGTTTCCTGCGCGGGTGAATACTGCGCGGCCAGATCCAGTCGCTGCTTCTGATAGTTCTCCGCATTCATCAAAAGCACGCGCTGCAGGTCAGCATCGCTGGCACCATTTTTCTTCGCTGCTTCCCGCAGCTCCCTGTTGCTGTCCTTCTCCTGAAGGTTAATCCGGGCCAGGCTGGATGCGTGGGCCTCTTCAATTTGTTGCCGCAGCGTTTTGAACTGGTCGACCTTAGACTTATCACCTTTTCCAGTGCCGGTACCACCTTCACCACTCCAGGGATTACCGTCTCCAGTTTCCTTGGAAGGGGAATTCATCGCGCCTTTCAGATCATCAACTAGGGTGGTTATTTTTCCCGACAATCCAAGCTGGGCCAGTGTTTTTGCATCACTGACGCGCTTAATGTTTTCCTCTGTTTTACGTAACCCTTCATTAACGCTATCAAGGTCAGCCCGCGCCCGTACCTGATCCTTTTTAACTCCATCAAGCTGGCCAAAAGGGTCAAAACCTTTTAGTCCGCCAATTCGGCTGTCAGCATCCTGAATCTCTTTAATCAGCTTGTTCCGCTGAAGAACCTGGTTTTCATACTGATCTTCCAGGTCGAATTGCTTCACATTTAGCTGGTTAAGAGATAGGCGCATTAGCGCTTCACTGGTTTCGACTACAGCGTCTTTTAAATTAATGGCCGATTGCCGTGCCTCTTTTGCTTTCTCATGAAAGTAAAGAATGGCGGAACCGGCCAGCATGGCGGCACCGAAAGGGCCACCGATTAAATTAAATGCACCTTTTGCCAATCCTACGGCAACCGATGCCGCACGGGCGGATACCGACATTTGCCGGTTAGCCGCCGCCAACTTCAACTTCGCCTGGCTGGCCAGATTGGTTTGTTCAGTTTCTTGCCGGATAAGTCGGGTAAACTCATTCTGGTAACTGATATTCATCCCGTACTGTTTAGCCGTCCGTTCCATCTGGCGGTAATGACCAAACTCGGCATCATTTTGCTTCAGGATGGCTGCGGTTGAATCCAGCGTTTTACGGGCAATATCCGCATCAGCAAGCGCTCTCGCTTTTACCGCCGCCTGGCTTTCCCGCCAGGCAGCGATATTTTCCCGAAGCCCTGCGGTTAATTTTGTGGAAAGAACCGGAATCAGACTGTAAAGCGCAATACTGGAGACGGTGTTAAAGTTATCCGCCAGGCCATTTAGCGCCTCCGTAGCTGTTTGAATCCCGCTGCGAAGTGGACCGTTACTGCTCTGGCCAATCTTGATGACCATCCCTTCAAATGCGCTGCTCAGACCCAGCAAATCACCGTTCAGGTTGTTAACCCTGATGGATGCCTGCTCATGCGCCGTTTTTGTACCGGTCAGGGAAGCGGTCAGCTCATCAATCTTTGAACGGTTCTGGACCAGGATAGACGCCGCATTCAGGTTCTCCACGCCAAACAGCTTCACGGCCTGAGCCGTGGAGAGGTTTTTCCCTGACAAATTAGTCAGCGCCTGGCTGAGACCAACCACGGATGGCTTGAGGCTCTTGTCCGTGCCCTTTTCCAGATTCAGGATGACGTTACGCAGTGCCGTTCCTGCCTGGCCACCTTTAACCTCACGTTCGGCCAGAACCTGAATGGCCGCATTCAGTTGTTCAAAACCGACGCCAGCCTGCGCTGCTGCGACACCGCCATTTTTTATCGCCGCTGCCGTATCCGTGATTTCGGATGAGCCGTACTTCGCGCCAGCGGCCAGAACGTTGATATAACGATCTGCTTCCTGCGCACTCGCTCCGTACTGGTTCAACGACAGCGCCAGCGTTCGGGTCGCATCCGGGAGCGTCGTTCCTGCGGCCTGCGCCAGAATCAATGCGCTGTTCGTCGCCTGCTGCAGACCATCTGAAGTTTTTAGCAACTCCGGCTTAGCCGATGCCATCAGCTTAAGCGCCTCAGCTGCCTGGCTGGCGCTGTACTCTGTCGTTCGCCCCATTTCCTGCGCGGCCAGATCCAGCGCTTTCATCTCATCAGCGGTCGCGCCGGTGATCGCCTGCAGGTCGGATAGCGCCTGGCCATACTGCCTGGACGTTGTGATGATCGTACTTATGGAAAGACCGGCTCCTGCCAGCCCCGCCAACCTGCTGGCCATCCCGGATATCGAAAGGCCGACCTTCTTATAGGCGTCTTCCGTCTTTTTCGCGTCCGCCTGAGCATTGCGGTTAAACCTTTTTGACTGGTTCTCCGCGTCGCCATACGCTCCCAAAAGCTGGGATTTAAAGTTGGCTGCGTTAAGGTGCAGCCCGACCGCTAAAGATGCGACGTCTGCCATTACATTAATGCCCTCATGACTGCCGCGCATTCCTCTTCCATCTTCGTCCGGGATGGCGCAGGTGTTGTTTCGGGAGGAGGCGCATTTTCATCGCCAGGGCGGCGGAAAATACCTTGTTTCAGGAAGTAGGCGCGCCAGTGGTACAGGGTGTTTGCCGGAAGTGCAGCAATTTTGGATGGGTCAGGCTCGCCCCAGCGGTCGGCCAGCCAGAAAATCAGCTCCAGCCAGGGCGAGTCATTTAGTTTTTTTCCGCTTCCTCCAGCGTCCCGATGGAGTGGCGTTTCACCTTATCCACGGCTTCCAGCAGCTCTGGGTTTTCATGGACCTTCAGCAGCTCTGCAGCCGTGGGTTTAAACTCATCCGGAATGGCCGTTCCATCTGGCTGAACCAGTGCATCGATGACGATCTGGATTATTTGCTCTGATGCCTCGCGCGCTGCGCCAGCTTTTGCGGTTTCAGCCATTTTCTCTTCGTAGCTGATGAGGTAATCCCCGGTCAGGCGGCGGATATAGACCGTTGCGCCGAACAACTCGGTTTTCACTACCGTCGGGACTGATTTAAGAAGCGCGGATTTAAGCGCGGACAGGTCAAAATCTTTATCTTTCACAGGGCGTCCTTAAAAATAAAAAGCCACCCGGAGGTGGCTATCTGTTATTGGTAAAAATGCTGATTATTCGCCGCCAGCATTAGCACCGGCAGTACCCCACTTAATGCTGTTTTGCTTACCTTGTACGGTGATCTGAATCACTTCACTCGCTGGCGCGGTGATTTCATTCATCTGCCAGCCAGACAACGCCAGCAGCATTGTTGCGGTACGTTTGTTCGGCAGCTCAACATAAAGCTGAATGGTCTCGCGAGCCTCTGCCGCATTAAGTAACGCCGTAAAGCTCGCATTCGCAGGATCGTCAATGAACCCCAGCGACTTTTCCGGGCCATCCGGCAGATCACTGATTGACTGCTTTTGCTTATCCTTCAGCGTGGTGCAGTCAACGAACCCACCGGTCTGGCCCATCGCACCCAACGCTTTACAGTTATCAAGCGGCTTCAGCGCCGCCAGCGCGTCGCCGGGTTTCCCCCATTTGGTTAGCGTGCCTGCAGGCAGCATTGCATACTCAGGCGATGTCTGATTATCAGCCATGATTATTCTCTCTTATATGAATCGGTAGCGGTCGCTACCTGTTTTGAATACCGTTTCGAATTTCCACGGTCAGGACGCGCAAAACTGTCTGGACGTTGTAATCCAGGGCCGGTCGAATAAAGGGGTCTGCAACCTGCTTAACCGTGCCGAACTCCTGCGCCAGCACCTTCATATGATGCTGCTTGCTGGGGCCAACACGGAGCGTTACAACCGCATTCCCTTGCGCCTTTCGGGTAGAAGAGCGAATTTTGATTGAATCCCGCATGTGCTGCCCGGTCGACGTTTCGTCGAAGCCGGCATGCTGCTTCATATCCTCCTCGACTACCTTTAATGCCTCACGACCAGCATCCCGTAACACCTTCGTCGCGACCTTTTCTCCCAAGGCGGTTAACTGCCGTTCCAGCTCATCCAGCCCTTTAACTTCCATCCGTATCACGACGTATCCTCCACGTAGTGAATGATGAAGTCGCGAATCAGGCGGTACTGGATGCTGCGGTTCGTCAGCGTCGTTTTATCCTGTTGAATGCCACCACGCTCAACATACTGGACCGGGACACCATCCAGCTGGCCATGAACGATTGACTTCCATTCCGACCAGATTTTTTTATCCAGCTGCAGCAGTGAGGTGTAATCATCAACGCGGTACAGATTCACCTGGATACGGGCCGATACGATCCCCGTCCGCAATGTTCCCGAGTACATTTCCGGATCAGAGATACGCTGAAAGGTCACCCCTTCCTGGACCGTGTCCGGCAGTAAAAGCGGGTACGCATCCATGCCGGTGATGCGCTCCAGCTCATTTTTAATCGCCAGTTCTATCATGCCGCCCGTCTGCCTCCCCGGTAATGATGATCTGGTCCGTTTTTCGGTCGATATTTCGGACTGTATAAACCAGGTCTTTTGTCGTGATTTTCCAGTCGATATCGACTACCACGCCCGGATAGACGGTAAACAAACAGGTTTCCATAACCTGCTGTTGGTCCATCGTGCGGACTTTTCTACCCGATACCAGCTCCCGCTTTGCCCAGGCCTTTCCCGATTCAACTAACTTTTCCGGCAGCGGTTCGCCCAACGGCCCACGACCGGACTGAAGATAGCCAATCGTAATGCGGCAGTTCATATCTCCCGGTTTCAGGCTCATACGGTATGCTCCTGAATAGGGAAAAGGAGATGCTTCACTGCTACGGTTTCCAGCCATTGCCCGGTGTGGCCATTCAGGTATGCATCACTGACCAGATACTGGATGGCCAGCTTGATATCTTCGTCCGCAATGAATCCGCGTACCGTCTCCGGAAGCGCCTGCAGCTCTTCATCATTGGTGACCAACTTGCAGTAATAATCACGCTCGATGCTCCGCTGCGCGGCGTTAACCATCTGCGTGAGCATGGCGTCATGCTCAGTGAAGTCCAACTCCAGCCGGAGTTGGTTTTTCACTTCATCCAATGTCAGTATCAAAGTCGTCGTCCCCCGGTTTTGGTGCCATCGCGCGTTTGGCATCCTTCGGCCACACAGCGATATGACGCTCAACCAGCTCTTCCGCATGCTGGCGTTCAAAACACGCAACATCACCACGGGAATAACGATGATGCGGTCCAAGAAACACCACTGCTTCGCGTTCTGGGCCACTTACCGCCTGTGCGACCACGGTCGCATGGCTATCCTCTGCAACCGTTTCTTCCGGTTCCACGGACTTATTTTTCACAGCCATAACATTCTCCTTAAATGGAAAGGCCCGCATATGCGAGCCTTATTAACAGGGGGAAGGGTTAGAACAGAACGCCAGTACCCAGCACCAGACCTTCCGGGTGACGGAAACCAATATCGTGTTCAGTAACCACGCGGATAAGAGACTGATTACGGGAGAACGCCGATACCAGGTTGCCATCGGCGTCGATATAAGAGGCCTCTTTCGAGAAATCGACCTTCATATTGCCGTCTTCACCAATAACCACGTCATTGAAGTCGGCAAAGTAGATCTCGGACTCCTTACCGCCGGTACCCAGATTGGCAGGAATAGCGCTGGTACGCTGAATCGGGTAGCCTTTGAGTAATCCCTGAGCAATTTCCGGGTAAACTTTGTTCCCGTTGCCGTCACGCAGTCCGAACAACTTCATGTAGGTACGGTTAGACATGCCCCAGCCACTGTTGATCATGTTGCTGTTACCGTCCATGGCCTTCAAAATGATGTTGTCCAGATACTCGTCAATCGTGTTCATGTTGATTGCTGCATCAGCTTCCCACGGCAGCAGGCGGTTCCACTGAGTTGCGCGCGCTTTCATACCAATCGGCGTGTCGCCGGTACCATCATCACGCATAAAAGCTTTATCTTCACGAACGGAGATAGCTGTCAGAATATCCTGCAGGACCAGCTGCTCTACGTTAAATCCGGCACGCCCGATCAGCGCATTGGAAATCGGCACCATCGCAATCAGGGTTTTCGCTGTCAGTTTTACGTCATCGAAGCGTGTTTCTGATGTTTTAGCGTCTTTGTTTTCACCGGTATAGCCAGCCGTTGCACCACCGGCTACGCGTGGCAGCGCTATATTACCGTTCGGCAGCGGAATGGAACGGGCACCCAGCTTACGGACGATGGTGCGGTCACTCAGCAGCTCGATCACTTCACTGTGCAGGTTCTGCGGAATAAGTACGCCACCGGATGCCGCCGCCGTGGAGATGGCCATCGATACCGACTGATCATTCAGTTCCTCTGCAGCGAACTTTGCCGCGTCCTGCAGATTACCTGCACCGGCAGCGACGGCCATGACAAGACGAGTCATCCCAGCACCGGTGTATTGCTTCGGCTCCTGCTTCACAACAATCCCCGGAGCCTGCTGTGTTGCTTTAACCGGTTTCGCAACCAGCGCGGCGGCGCGTTCTGCGGCTTCGAGTCGTTCCATTTTGGCGCTGATATCGGTGAACTGCTGCTGCAAGCTCGCAAATTCGGTCAGCTGCTCTGCTGTCAGCGTCCCGCCGCTCGCTTCAATGGTTGCTAGAGCCTGAACTTGTTCGTTGATACCCGCACGCTGACGACGCAATTCTTCAATCTGTGGCATTTTATTTCTCTCTTTTTAGGTATAAAAAAAGCAGCCCGAGGGCTGCTTTCTGGTAGTGACGCGTTTGCGTCGGGTTACATTTTCGTTTGCAAGTCCATCGCTGCCGCTTGCAGCTTGATAGAACCAGCTTTCTGAGGCGTTTTGTACTTCGCCGCAATGGCATTGATCGCTGACTGAGGGTCTGATATTTCATCTGCAAGGCCAGCTGAAACAGCGCCAGGACCGAAATACAGCCCCGCTTGCGTATCAACGACGACCTGCCGGTCGAGGCCGCGATATTCCGCTACTGAGCCGGTAAACGTCTCGTACATTTCGTCAATCATCCCCTGGAACATGGCTTGCGCTTCCTCGCTCAGTGGCTCATGTTGGGTACCGTTGTTTTTGTTATCTCCCCGGTAGATCGTGGTAAACGTCAGCCCCATTTTCTCTTCCAACTTCGACGTATCCAGGTGCTCCATAATCACGCCGATAGAGCCTACGCCACTGGTCTGGCTTACGATGATTTTGCTGCAAGCCGATGCGATGAAATACGCGGCTGAATAGGCGCTGTAATTCACAATTGCCGTGATGGGCTTCATCTCGCGGGACTGATAAATGTAATCAGCCAGCTCTTTACAGCCCACAGCTGCGCCGCCGCCGGAATTAATATCCAGAACGATTTCGCTGATTGATGGATCGTTTAATGCCGCGGTCAGCTGGCTGCGGATTCGCTCATAGCTCGTCAGCTCCGTGCAGGCCTGCGTGATTTGTCCGCGACGCGCTACCAGCAATCCGTGAACTGGAATAACAGCCACACCACCGGCTGGCTGTACCTGCTCCGATGCCGATGCTTTCTCCGGGTCCAGAGCTAACTGGATGCCGGTATTCTCGACCGTTCCCTGAATTCGGGGAATTAATACCGCCTTTACAGAGTCCATCGTTTGCCGCGATACGTAATGCGGCACGCCAAAGACCATCTCCGCAAGGTGCGGGAGGTTAATTAATTTCGTTGTCATGATTTTTACCGGGTAAGCCCGCGCTGCGGGTAGTATTCAGGTTCGGGACAGAATGGTGTCGATTTCCGCCATTTGCTGCGCGGTCGGCTTCTTATCGCCAGGGATGATTTGTGCGCTGTCGACCATGTTCAGCGGCGTCAGATATTTATCTCCACCGGCTATCGGCGGCAGATTCTCCATGCGGCGGATATCGTTAACCGACAACCAGCCCCACTGGCGGCCAAGCGCATATGACTCATAACGCGATTTCTGGTCGCCACGCAGTAAGCCGGAAACGTTGAATTCGATATACAAGTCACGGCGTTCGCTGGGCAACAATAAATCACGCTGCAGCGCGCCTTCATGCCGCTTCAACCAGGCCAAAAGCGTATACATCACGAACTGCAGGCCCTGGTGCTCGATATTGTTGTTGGTCGCTTTCGCCAGCATTTGCACCATGTGTGGGGGGATTTTGTAGAGGCGGCAAACCTCTTCCACGCCCCACTGACGCGACTGCAGCAGCTGCGCTTTCTCGTTATCCTGCGACATCTGCTTGTAGCTCATACCCTCCTGCAGCAGCGCCACAGAGAACATGTTGTTTATACCGGAATATCGGTCGGTCCATTTGGCCAGAAGCTGGTCAATCTTTTCCTGACTTTTGATTGCTGGCGCTTCTTTCGGGCGTTCAATAACGCCACTCATCGTTGCCCCGCGTCGGAATACTGCAGATGCATGCTCTTCCACCGCCAGATTCAGCCCGAGTACGTCGGCGTTCGTCTGAATGGGAGAGGAACCGATATAGCCATCCAGCGAAAATACTTTCACATGGTGCATCATGCGCATTGGTAGGGTTTCGCCGATTTCTGGGATTTCGTAATACGGCATCCCGTCCGGCCCCTTCAGAACAATCACCTTTTTCGGGTTAATGGGGATCAGCTCTTTCGGGTAGCCTTTTCCATCACGGTCGATGATCGAGTAGCAATTTCCCTCAAGCCCCAGCAACCCCTGCTGCTGCTCAAAGTACTCGAATGAGGTGTCTTTTTTGTTTGGCTGGGAGTGAATCAGGTCATAAATCGGGTGGTCTGTCGCACGTTGCCGCCCACCATTTTTATCTCGTCGATAGAGTTCGACAGGCAGCTGCGCGACGGACTCCGCCAGAAGGGTTACGCACGCACGAACAGCAGAAAGCGCAAGCGCCGTTTCCGGCGTGATCATGACACCGGCTTTACTATGACTTGAACGGACACCACCCAGCATTGCTTCCCAGAACCCGCCACCTGATACGGACCGCTTTTTGCCTTCAAACATCTGGGGAATAAACATTATTTCTCCCCGTTATTTTTTGCGCTGGCGGATACCGAGCGCGCTATTAAATAAGACCAGAGCAGGCAGAGTACTCCGCCGGTAATAAACCCCGCTGCAGGTAATAACAACCAGGCTCCGGCAGATACCAATAAAGCCCCGGCAAGGCCAATAATGAAACTCAGAATTGTGATTAACACGCTACATCTTCCTCATCATATACCGATGTACCGCCACTGCTTTCATTCAGCATTGCGCGAGTCATGGCGTTAAATAACGCCGTGGCCCCATCGATTTTGCTTTGATTGTCTCCCTTTGTAGGGCGAACGAGATCGTCGCTACCAGGGATGAATTTCCCGATAACGTTACTGATACACCAGGTAAGAATGGGATTGCCATCATGGTGGAATCGTCCACCGGCAAGAGCCGCTTCCAGCTCCTTCATTGCCGGTGACATGTTGGTATAGTCCTGCCGGATATCGACTACGGTAAAACCGTAATCCTCCAACTGGTGGCGAAGCGCTGTTGCGCCAGCAGGGTCGATATCAATCTCATCAATGCGGTTTTCACCTTGCATGTCGAGAATGCTGGCCAGAATCTCGCGATAGTCTGCCTCTGCGCCATCCGTCGCTTCCAGCGCGCCCATTTCATAAAACTTCTGATACCTGTCAGCTGTTTTCAGCAGTTTTGGATCGGTTGTATGGATAGTGTCTTCCGGGACCCAAAATTTAGGTTTGATGCAGTAATAATGCCGTTTACCTTCAATTTCCCGCGTAAATAACCGTATCCCGGCGTTCATATCCAGCTTTTTAGCGAGATCGAGTCCAACGTTGCAGGTATCGTTAGCAAAATCTTCCAGCTTCAGATTTTTATCTTCAGCGGCCTTCCACTGCTCCATGTTGTAGAACGCGGATTTACCGGATACCCAAATATTGAGGCGTTTGGTTTTGAAGGCGTTAACCTTGCGAGGAACCTGTTTTGCTACTTCCAGAAGCTCAACCAGGTCGCTGTACTTAACCGAAACATTCAGGTTTGGGTTCGCTTTAATCAGGTTTTTCGGGTCAGTCCAGTCGTCACCTGCGTCCAGCTCGTAAATCATGCCAAACAGGCGCTCGTTGCAAGTAATGCCCTCGATAGCCTCTTTGACTTCTTTATCCTTATCGTAGCAAGGAGATTCGAGTGATGAACCTGCTGTCGTGATAATGAGCGTTAATGGCTGAGAACGGGCGCCCATACCCATTGTCATGGCTTCATACATATGATCCGTATCGTGTTCATGATACTCATCAATGATCGCGCAATGTGGGCTATCGCCGTCACCTGGTTTACCCGCCATAGGCGCGAAAACAGAACCATCCGGGCGAGTCAGACTGTTGGTCCATACCGAGATATCAAACCTGGAGCGAAGCGCTGGAAGTCGGCTGGCCATCTGCCTGGCTGGGGTGAAGACCTTTTTCGCCTGCGCCATCGTTGTCGCACCGCAATACACTTCTGCGCTGTTCTCTCCATCAGCACAAAACGTGTAAATGCCCACTCCGGCAGCAAAAAACGATTTCCCGTTTTTCCTCGCTACCCTGATGTACGCTTCGCGAAATCGGCGTTTCTTGTCCTTTTTCGTGACCCAGCCAAAAATTGAGCAAAATATAAAGCTCTGCCAAGGCTCCAGTTTTAATTTTTGCCCGGCTAACTCCCCACTTGAATGGGGCAAAAGCTGGACAAATTTGCATGCCCGTTCAGCTAAATCCCGGTCAAATTTATAGGGGTAATTTTTATCGAGTGATTTTTTTAGATCGTCAAAATGGCGCTGACATGCCAGCCGGATAAACCTACAGGCGACTATTTTCCCGTCTACAATATCCCGCGCATATTTATTCGCCACACTGACGTTTGGATATGCGGCCATACTACGTCCTTAAATCATTTAGCCGCAGTCACAATTAAAATTCGTCGAATTCACCGCTGGCTTTATTATTATCTCCAGGCTTTTTCTTCAGGATGCGGCTATTGGGGTCCAGCTTCAGTACAACGGAAAGCCGGATTAATTCGCTAATATAACGACTGCGTGCTTTCACGGCTGCGCCAAGTTTCTGGCCTCCGGCTGCTGTATCATCACCGAGACCATCGCTTTTAATTTCCTGATTGGCGTCGTACAACAGCTGCACGGTATTGCAGTACTCCATCAACAAATAACAATCTTCCATTTCGAAAGTGCCGCGGTTAATCAGGATTTTGCACGTCCGCTTCCAGGCATCGACAGCCATATCGCCAAGTAATTCGTCCGGCGGTGAAACCGCTCTGGTTAGTGAGCTAACCTGTGTTCCGGCATTATTTGATTTTCTTCCGCCACCAGGCGATCGCATCCCTGTACTCATCCAGAAACACCCCAAAAAACGGCCAAAAAAAAATTCTTATTTCTCACGCGCAAAAATCTACCTGAAGCGGCAGTCCCAAAGCGCGAAAGGGGTCAGGGATTTGATCCCCCCTACCCCTGCCTGCGGCTGCCTCAGTCGAGGTGAAAGTCATCATTCAGGCTGCGCCGACGACCGCTGCTCGCATTGTGTGGGCAGGCATTCGAGTTATGCCCGGACTGGCCACAATAGCTGCAGCGCAGATTGGCGCGACGCGATGAGCCACCCCATGTTTTGGGGCAGTTCGCGTATGTATGAAGCTGTGAGCCGCAATAAGTACAGCGGGTATAACCCATAATGACCTCCAATAAAAAGCCGCACTGGTGAAGCATTCAGCCATTATCACAGGCGCTCTGTGAGCGCCTGTTGTAATGCCTGCTGTCAGGACCCTGTCGCTGTAGTGGGGTCACCATCAGCCTGCAGCACGCTTTCTGGCAGCCGCTCAGCTAATGGCTGATTCTCAAACACCTTCAGGCCATTGAAACCGATATAAGTGGAATTATTATTTATACCGCCCGCAATGAAATCGGCTACGTCAGTCAACAGGTCACTAACTACAGCCTCTGTGTTCTGACGCCAGTAGTTTTCGATAGCGACCAGCAGCGGATCAGAACCGTTCTTCGTCATCTGTTCACCTACTGAATATGTCTTCTTCCTGGCTTTGTCAGTAACGCAAAGCAGCTGACTGGTTTGTACAGCCACCGATTCAGAATTATTCACCTGCAACATAATGGCGGCGATTTTGTTGCCGTCATTGTCAGTGCTCGACGCGTAGAACATCGAGATGGTCAGGTCGTTACGGTTATACATTATTGGTTCCTTTGGCGGTTACGGCGGCGACGGCCACGAGGTTGTTTTTGTGATTCTGAAGGAAGTAATTCACCTTCTTTTGGCGGCTCTTCACTGCTGGAAATAACGGGTTCAGTTTGCGTTTGTGGGGCCGGTTGGGCTGAAGGCTCTTTTACTTCAAGACCGCCCATCTCAATATTTAACTGTGGTGTCATCTTGAGCGTATGGCTGAAAAAAATCCCTGTAACATCGGTATTTATAAAAGAAACTCCATTACGCTCCAGGGCCACTAATTTCCCATCTACGTATTCAATTTTCAGATTCAGATTGCTCATCGTGTTCTCTCAGTTGCAGTTTTCTTCCTGTGACACGGCCAGCACAACGCCTCCAGATTGGAGTCGTCATCGGTACCGCCGTGGGCTTTAGGAATGATGTGGTCGACACTGGTAGCTTTTATGGCGATGCCGTGGCGTCGGCAGTTCTGGCAAAGATATTTATCGCGCTGGAGGACTCTGTCGCGGCGGATTTCCCACGGACGGCCATAACCCCTTTCATGCCGACTTTTCCCTGCCTGATAGTTGCGCCAGCCATCGCCAGCATGTTGCTGTCGGTGGGCGTCACAATATCCGCTGGCATCGTTGGTTATTGCCGCGCACCCTCGGTGACGGCATGGGCGTTTAGAACGGGCTGGCATTAGCGATTCCTAATCGCAGACCATAGTGACCCGCCAGGCCGAAGCGCTTTGTTGATAGCAGATACAACCGGGTCCGAAAGAGCCGTTTGGAATTTATCAAGGTTCTTTAGGGCATCACTGGTATCTAGTTCTAGCTTTATCGTCAGGGTTGAAACTGGCTTTCTCTCCCCATCGGCACTCAGCTTAATGGTCGATGCGGGGATTACCGATTCAGCCATTCTTGCGCCAAAAATTTGAGGGGCAGCATTTTTGCCACTAACGTAACCGCCAGTGGGACGGCCCAATTCTGTAAACGAAGCTTTTACCGCAGAAGCCAGCTTTATAGCGTTCTCACTGGCTTTGTCCATGACGACATTAGGCAGGTAATGTACCAACACCGCCGAAAGCGTTTCTTGCTCGATGGAGTTGCCGCAAAGGTGTCCTTCATGGCTGGTGACTGTGTCTCCAGGCGGTGCCTTGAACATGTAACTAATATCCGGAGCGCCAGAATGCGACTTCACAAATTGCTCAATGCAGAATTTCTGGCCTGCTGACGTCAACCATGTAAAGTAATCCTCCCCCTGGTATGCGAACGCTGTATGTCCAGTCTCAGCAAGACCCCGGTCGCGTAATTCTGCTGCGCCACTCTTCGCTGGTAAATCTCCTGACGGAAGTGCTCCACGGAAGAAAAGAGCAAAGAGAGTCTCCTGTGCTCCGCCTGAAAGTTCATCGAATCGGATCATGATTAATGGCCTTTAATTAAGAATGAAAAAACCACCCGAAGGTGGTTTGTTTTATTCAGCTGCGTAATTTCGCTGGTAAATCTCCTGACGGAAGTGCTCCACGGAAGAAAAGAGCAAAGAGAGTCTCCTGTGCTCCGCCTGAAAGTTCATCGAATCGGATCATGATTAATGGCCTTTAATTAAGAATGAAAAAACCACCCGAAGGTGGTTTGTTTTATTCAGCTGCGTAATGGTTCGTTTATCCGTGCGACCGTGGTCGCACGGTCTCAACTTTCCCGCTATGCGACCGGCGGATAATGCACCGTGGTATAAACTGGAAGCTCCATTTTGTACGCATAGTGATATTCCGCCGTAGCGCCGGGGGACGTCTGCCAGCTAGGGAGCATCAGAATCGCGTCAGCACAGCGGAGCATAGCAAAACAAATGTCCATGTATTCGCGCTGTTCCAGCCCATCTGGGAGGCTGGCAGGACTAAGAACGGTGTGACCGTGGCGGGCTAGTCGGTCGGCCTCTTTGTTGAATGCCTCGCGATTAAAGTTCTCGCGCCCGGTCATCGGGCCAGCAATATAAATTTTCATTGAGTACTCTATTTCGGTGCGGTACAGCCCGCTTCAAGCGCGGCTATGTAACCGGTCAGTTTTCCCATATCGTCATCAGTAATAACGAAATGCCCATCGACGTGAACCACATCAATCGCCGGTTTTTCCGCTGCGCACGGAGCCGGATTCAGTATTGGTGCTATCGGTGTTGATTTCGCGCACCCTGCCAAAGCGACGCAGATAATCAGCCGGGTTGTTACGCGCATAATCAATCCGCGCCTGTCGCTCCGTTTCATTTCGGGCTTTTACTGCCTGGCCGATCATCTCCAGGATAATCGCCAGCGCTCTCAATGCGGCTTCCACGCAGCTCTCCATTATTTTTGGCTGTCTCCACCATCACACGATAATCAACATCTGATGGGCCTTTGGCTTTCCCTGCGTCCCGCGCTACTTTGCTGATCGCATCGGCGTTCCGGGCGTGGGCATAGTTCGCGGCAACAAGGTCGAGAATTTTCATGACCACCGTGGGGATTTTTTTGGTCACTGATGGGGGAAGTACGGCACGCAGCTGCGCCACCGCATACAGCACGATGAATACAGCAGTTACGCCGCTGGCCCAGCCAGCTGGCAGGGCGCTCAGAATTGAATCCAGGTCCAGGCCGAGACTTTCATTAGCCATTGCCGGTTGCGTCGCCATCACAAGCAGGGCGAAGGCAGCATTCATCAACAACCAGGCTTTAGCCATACGTTTTAAACTGTTCATAATCACTCCTCGCGCCTCACTGCGTGAATAGCGCATCAACGCCAGCGCGCTGGCATTTATCGATGTAGTCCTGCGGCGTGCCTTTGCCTGCCGAGGTGTTGTAATACTTCTTCCAGTAAGCCGCTCGGGCCTCACGGGTCGCCGGAATTGACTCCGGAACTGTCAGATAGCGCAGGCGGCAAAACAGCATCGCCATGAGCGGTGATGTTCTCAGCTCCTGGTAAACCGTTCGGCTCAGGTCGATACCAAACTGATTCAGCAGAACGGCGGCGTAGCGGCTGTTTTTGTACTTATCGCGAAGCCATTCGAAGGTACCGAGATCAACCTGGGTTAACCCGGTTCCGGCGCTGGTCGGTGTCGGGTCTTTGTAATCGCCGAGCAATGTCTCGGCTGCTGCCGTTTCAATACACAGCAGAACCGCCGCATTGGCTTTACCATGTCCGATCACATCGCAAACAGCTTCGGCATACAGGCGCGCGTCTTGCTTGCTCACCAGTCCATAATTCATCGTTATTTTCTCCCGCCGAAAATTCGGCTGATTGTTCGTTTTGCAAAGCCGGTGATTTCATTGACGGTGTGTGGCCATGCCACAGCCGATAAACCGGCGAGAGTTATTACTTTCAAAATTGATATGTTGCCCATGAGGCCATACGCCCAAAGGATGATGGCGACAATGACGCCTCTCAGAACGTCACCAATGAGGCGGCGCGGATTGATGGGGTTCTCAGAAAGCAGGGCGCTTGAAACCACTCCAGCGGCCAGCATGAGCAAGACCAGCCAGAGATCAGGATTTCCATATTCGATAGCTGTGTTCATGACTCCGCCACCCGCGTGGCGGGTAATAAAAAGCCCCGCTCTTAGGCGGGGCTGTTGATTATTGTTTTTCTATCTCGGAGACCGTCTGTAAAAATCGCTCCTCTTCCAGCTCTACGCCGATGGCCTCGCGCCCAAGCTGCAGCGCGGCCTTAATCGTTGCACCCGATCCCATGAAAAAGTCGGCGATGACATCGCCAGGGCGCGTACAAGCCGAAATGATGTCGAGCATCATCTGCAGCGGTTTTTCGCAAGGGTGTTTGCCCGGATAGTACGGAACCGGTGGATACGTCCACACGTTGGTGTGCGGGACGTCTTTTGTCACACGGAATGGACGCCGCAGGTTCTCATACTGCTGACGCAGATCAGAATACTGAACAACCAGTTCGGAATATTGCGCCGCTAACACGCCGTATTCCTCCTGTAGCGCCTTATGCGGCTCGGCAAGTCCCGTTGCTCCTAACTCTGCGGCCTTTCTGTTAAACAGCGCCTGCAACGCCAGGTACTGCCGTTCATTGGGTAGCTGCCATTGGCTGGCGCTGAACCAGTGGCTACACATCTTCGTGCCAGTTGCCTCGTTGATTTCGGCAGCGGAAATACCGAGCCGCTGCCGAGCGTCGCGGAAATAGTTAATAAGCGGTTCGAAAACTTCGCCTTTCAACTTCTGACATTTTGTAGCGTATCCAGTCTGGCCTTTTGCAAACCCTTCCGCGCCGTAGTGTTCTGCGAAAAAGATATGCTCACTGGCCGGGAAATAAGAACGGAAACCTTCTTTCCGAGCGCCATTCCAGCGCCCGCTGGGTTTAGCCCAGACGATGTGGTTCAGTACGTTGAAACGTTCACGTAACAACAGCTCGTTGTCCGATGATAATTTCGGCCCACAAAACACATATAGCGAACCGGCTGGTTTAAGTACGCGCCAAAACTCGGCAAAAAACTCATCCAGCCAGGCTAAATAATCCGTTACGGTGGGCCATTGGTTATCCCAGGAATTCGCTTTTACGCGGTAATACGGCGGGTCGGTGATAATGGCGTCTAAGCTGTTGTCCGGCAGGGTTTTGATATATTCCAGTGAATCTGCATGCACAAGTTTAGCACTGTTTATTTTTACAGTGTTTTCCATGGTCTTTCGGGGCCTTTTTTGATAGGCTCTTTTTGCTGTTGCGCAATCAGCAATGGGCCTTGATTTCACCCTGTCTGGTGGCATGGGCTGAATGCTGTGGCATGGTGACTCATGCTGCAGCGCCCATTTTCAAGGCATAAAAAAACCGCCTTAGCGGCGGTTGTGAGGGCGTTGGTTATAAAATTCCCAACATAGAAAAAAGATACCTAAAAAAGCCTGATTTGCCAACCTTTTTAAAATTCTTTCTGTGCGACCGTGGTCGCACAGTTTTCAGAAGTTACCGTTTTTATATTTCGGGGTCAGTGAGTACCGCCCAAAAGCGCCCCGCTGCGCCACCCCCATACAAATCATCTGCTCTATAATAAACTCAACGGCTGGCAGGCTAACGTTGCAGGCGTCGCTTAATTCCTGCGGGGTAATGCGAGGATGTCCCCGCATTACACTCTCAACGCTCAAGGCCGCTTCGGTCATAGTCTCGCGGATCTCTTTTACGTTCATCCTCTCTCCTTAGTCTTCAAACTGGTAATCAACGTTGCACATAAAGCTGTTTAATTCGGCCAGTTTAGGTTCCATGCTGCCAATCAGCCGCCCTGCCAACCTTCCGGTCAGGTCTGTTTTGTTAAAACTGTACTCGCGTTCAAAGCGCTTCACTTTTTGCCAGAGTTCATACAGTTCGTTAGAAATATCGGCTACTTCCTGGCGCATATCTTCGTGACCTTGATAATTCATAATATCCTCCAAATTCATCTAGTTACCGGGTTATTCCCCGTCTCAACGACACGAACTGTAACTCTGGCAACATGAGACATCCAGTCTTATTTTTCACTTTTTAGTTAAATTTCTCTATTGCATGAAAATTAATTTATTGGTATATTTAAACACATCAGGAGGATATACTATGTTTAACGTGATAACCCACCCGGCAGCGCTGGAAGAGTTACAGGAACTACCGGACGAGTTACGAGGTCGCATGACCCGACTGATTGAAAGACTGGAAAGTGAAGGAAAACTAAAAATGCCTCATAGCCGCGTAATTGGCGCCGGGCTTTTTGAGTTAAGGGTTGGAGACAAGAACATAGCAAGAACGTTATACGCTTACGCAGTCGGCCACGAAATCTACCTGCTGCATGCGTTTGTTAAGAAGACACAGAAAACCCCAGCAGGGGCCATAGAGATAGCGAGAAAGCGCCTGAAGGAGATGAGCTAATGAAAGTAAAAGGCATCCCATTTAACCAGGTTAAAGAAAGTCTGCTCAACACTCCGGAGGCAATCCGGGGTTACCAGGAAGCAGATAAAGAACTGGCACTGGTCGAAATGCTGTACGACATGCGAGAAAAGGCCGGGTTAAGCAAATCTGCCCTGGCTGAACGGATGGGGATCACTCCATCTGCTATTAGCCGCCTCGAGGGGAACCCTTTAGGGGCCAGCATGAAGACGCTGAGCAAGTACGCGCAGGCGTGTGGCGCTGAGATTAATATTCAGGCCGTTTACTAAACGTAAAAAGGTGAGGGAGACCTCACCTTTTTTAGTTCGCTGGTGGTTAGTGGCTTTTGCCTTCAACCTTGTTTAGATCCCGGCACCGCTGCACCATCCTGCGAGACATACCAATCAGGCGCATAGTTTGGGCCATATGCAAACTGGCCTCCGGCGAAGCCATCGCCACCGATACCATATCTAATACTGCATCGATATCGCTCAGCTTAGCGTCGAGTCTTTCACACTTTGAGAGGACCGTATCTTCCATCATATAGCCTACCCGTTATTCTGCTTACAAAATATTAATGTACTGTATAAAAACACAGGGATTTTAGCAAATACAAATGCACCATTTTTTGTCAAGCTGCACATTAAATTTGCAGATTTGTCCGGTACTTATGAGCACGTCCCGCGCCTCTTACCCTTTTTTCCAGGGTACCGTTCTTAACGGCGGCATCCAGTATTTGCCTTATGATTCGGGAATTAAGACCCACATCAAAGACCAGCATTGATGCCAAGACAAAGCCGTCCCCACCACTGGCCAGGCTGCTTTGGGTTCTCTCCCGGAGTTTCTCCAAAAGTAACGTCGATTTATCCATTTTTAAGCCTCCGTGACCAGTCACGCCTTAATGGCCAGCTTTAGTCTGGCAGTTGTCAGTAAGCATGAATTTTCGCCATCGAAGATGCATTCAGACACCGGCAGCGCCTGGCCACATCGCTGGCATGTGTTCGCCAGGCTCTTCTGAAGCTCTTTGTAGTTCTTTCGGATCAACAGGCCGATTACTTCATTTTCTGAATACGGCGTTCTGCCTGGGCGACGCTGGATGCAAATCTCACCCAGCATGCGCAGCTCTTCCGGCTCAAGCACCCAATCGCGTCTGGTAGTACCGGACTGCTTTAATCGTTCACGGCGCAGCCGTTGCCGTTCTGCGGGAGTTTTAGCCACGGCTATCCTCCGAATCAGTATCCTGTCGAGCGGAATCGCGCAGACAATCGGCTGCCGATATCAGACCTTCCTTTTGGAGATAGGCTGTGAAATTTGCCGCCTGCTGGCTTTCCGGGTTGTACTTTCTCACCGTTCTGCAGAGCATCTTCACCATCATGACCAGGTCACGCAGCTGCCGGTGCTCTTCGCTGGTGGTTAACGCTGTTACATCGTTTCGCTTAACTCGCTCAGCCAATTCTTTTGCATCCGTGGCCAGCCTTTCCGCATGCCGAAGAAAGGCACTTTTCTCAGTCGGATTTTTGGCCATGCTGGCGTGGCAGGCATTCCACCCTTCCCATTTCTGTATAAAATTTTGAGCATCCCAGGCTGAATATGCTGTACATGCATAACCCTTCCCGCAGCGCTGCGCATGCTTTGGCATTGGGAATACAGCCTCAAACGCATCACGCTGGTCTGAGTTCTTCGGCGCTTGCGACTCGCTGTCCATTGCGGCCAGCGCGAACTTGGCCAGCTGCAGCTCTTCTTCAAGGCCGCGGCGAATATTGGTAAATGCACTTTGGGTAATCGCAAATTTCAGCGACTCTATTTTTTTTACTGCCAGCGCGCGCAGCTGTTCTCTGGTTACGGTTGATTTGCTCATCTAATCCTCTCCCTCGCATGCCATGCAGCTGGTATCATCCCCCATATCACACAAGTTGCATTTTTCAGCGCCGCAGTGCGGACACTCTTTGAGATACTCCGGATCTTCATTTCCACAACCATTGCATTCACGAATATCTGTTTGCTGGCTATTAATCATTTAACCAACCTCCCGGTTGTAACGCTCAGCGGCTGTTTTACGCCACGCGGCAAAATCTTTATCCAAGCGATCTTTGTCATAGATGACACTCGCCGATGCCGTGGTAACGCCGTATGAACCACTCAATGCCATATCTTTCCAGTTTGTATGAGTCCCAGAACGCTCAACGGCATCACGACAGGCGCTAGGAGCATCAATGCCACAGCCGACGATATTCCCCCAGGACGAAACAACAACGTAAAGCTCTTCGATTCTTGCTCGTTTAGTCATTCTGTTTACGCCCTTCTTTATCCAATTTACGCCGGCACAAGGCGCAGTCATCGCTACTCTCAAAATCCTCTTCATCACGAAAACCGGCGTACATCCATTTGCCACACAGGCTGGTTAACTCTGAATCATTGAAGTAATGCGCTTTGCGAGAATTGGCTGGCCAGCCCCAACCGGCCTTTAATTTGTTATTCGTCACTGGCTGGCTCCTCTGAACAAAATTGATTGCCTAAAACCGATTAAGAACCACAAACCATCAGCACGCTGGCACATTTCGTACCAGTCTTCAGCGTTGAGGTCTGAAACGAGGTTGTCACCGCAAATGCAGGTATCAACACCACGAGGCTCAGAGTCATACACGGCTCCGGGAGTAAACCAGCTAGGTTTTGTCGAGCTAACGCACAGCATTTTTGTTACGGTCATCTACTCAGCCTCCACCTTGATACCATTGGCAGTCAGGACAGCAATAACATCATCGCGGTCTAGCATTTCGCCATTCGGGTCTGGGCTGTTGTAACCCAACTCGCAGGAGTAACTCTCCGGAAGCTTCACGGTACGGGACTCCAGCTGGTGGATTGTTCCCTGCAGCTGCTCGATGTGATCTCCCTGAGCGGTATTTGCACGCTGCAATGTCTCCAGCGCGCCCGCGATAACGTCCAAATCATCAAGTTTCAAAAACAGAAAATCGAAGCCAAGATTTTTCGCTGAATGCATGCGGTGATTGAGATCGTTAATCAGCCGGGTGATATCTGTCATATAAGCCACCATTCAAGCAGGGATAAAAGACCGTACCCAAAACCGAATAGCACTGCGCATAGAACCAAATCGGCGATAAAGTTCAGTACCAGGAGCGTTTTCAGGCTGTAGTTGAATAGTTCGGAGTTCATGCGGCCTCCGGCTGGCAAACCTGATTCAGAACGCCGAGGATCATCAGGCAGTCCGCAAGCGCGCGATGGGCGCCAGCGGTTGAAATGCCGTGTCGCGCAGCTGCTGTCGCCAGGCTCTGCTTTTTGAAGTTCTTCCGCTTCTCATCGAACTCTCCGTACCACTGGTCGTAAACCGCTTTGGCGTCAATATGGCGCGTCTCGATGGCCATGATGATGGAGGTGATACGATGAGGCTTCAGGCCGTCAAAAAAACCGCTCTTCAGGCAGGTCTGCACCATCAGACGGGCATCAAAACTGGAGTTCCACGCCAGCCATTTATGCTTCAGAATAATTTTCAGCACCGCTGGGAAAACGTCATGCCACGTAGGCGCATCAGCGACCATTTCGTTGGTGATGTTATTAATTTTGGTAACGTCTGGTGGAATAGGGCGGCTCGGCTTCACCAGGCTATTTAAAAGAATCTCGCCACGCATGTTAATTATCGTGATTTCGATAATCTCATCAAAATCTTTCAGGCCGGTTGTCTCAGTATCGATGATGACATGATCGCTTCTCAGCCAATTAGCCATCATCATTTTTAAAACTGATTGATGATAAGTAAGCATCTTATTCCCACATTTTTTGTTGAAAAGTTCTGGAAGGTATCGGGGCTTTCCTGGACTCAGGGAGGTAAACAAAAACGTAATACGTCCCGTCTGAATCATCCGAACGCGCTATTACAGTCTCTCGACCTTTATTTCGATAAACATTTGAAATACGCACCGCATCATCGTATGACATGGGGCCTTGTTTAAATGGAGTTCTCATCGTTATTCCGTGCGACCGTGGTCGCACCCTCTTGTATTTCCAGATAACGTTTCAGCCACATGTTCTCGATGTGCTTATTTCCAGGCTGATTTGATAAGTACCACTCAGTGATAACCGCCTGCCGGTTCGTATCAGGGTGAGTTCGGTAGTCGCAGGTAGGACACCAGATGATGTACTCCTTCCGGGTTCCTGCGTACCTCAGCTCTGGTCTACCGGGTTTCCTGTGCATAATCTGCTGACACAGGCAGGTCGGCACATCCTGTACGATGGCGGTTGATGATTTCACTGCGCTTCTCCGCTGCGTTTAATAACGCGGTGCTGTTCAGATACAGGCATCGTGATTTCATTAATGCCCAGCGTTTTTTGTAATCCTTACGCCAGCTATCAATGGTGATATTCAGTAAAAAACTTATATGCTCATCCTCACGCAAATGGTCTATTTCCTCATTACGTAATATCGAGGCTTTAACCTGCTGAATGGCGTAATAAGTTAATTTCTTCATCGTTTTCTTTGTCAGCTCTTTCATTTTTTTAAAATTGGTATTTGAATGAGCGACAAGAAAATCAAGCCATAGCCACTGGCAGATAGCCTCGTCATTTTTAAAGTTAGGCTTACAGCCGTAGCAATAATGCAGCCAGGCCATTTCCTCACTTTCTAATTGTTCAATCGCTCTGCGCCAGCTGGCTGTCTGAAAATCCAGCTCAGTTAACAGCATTGAGGATTGCTTAAACGTTTTCCCAACGTGATAACGAACTTGCTCTGCAGATACCAAAATTTCATATTTATTACTCTCGCCCATTTGAATCACTCGGGTCGGCTTATCAGTAAACCTGCCTGAATTGGCAAGACGTAACTGCTCAAGTTGAACTTCTAAGATGCCTCGCTGGAGGTAATGAAGATCTGAAAGAGCCGTGGCCACACAGACCCGGATTCGCTCAAGTTCCATCATTACCGTCCTTGCCTACTCGCTTAACGGTGAAGTCGCTCTTCAGTTTGTATGCCGTGCGGACCTCAATATCGCTCTGACGTAACGGTGGAATCTCCCCAGCCGCAAGCCATTGATAGACTGCGCCAGGTGTGACACCTACGCCTGCAGCTGCTTTTTCGACATCGCCAAAGTGGCGGATAAGTTCTTCTGGCTTCATAAAATTATTATATTCGATAACTACAAATTAAAGCCAGGTATAATTTATAAATTTTATAGCCAGCTATAAACAGATCGTTTATGATTAATCGTATGAAAACACGAGGCGAACGACTGAAAGCACGCCGTTTAGAATTGAAGATGACACTGAAGCAAGTCGCGGAAAGTGTGGGTATCTCTCTTCCTGGCGTCCAAAACTTAGAACGTGGCGACGTTATGCCGTCGCTGGAGATCGGGCTTGCCCTGGCGAAATGCCTGCGCAAACCCGTGCAATGGATACTATTTGGTACTGAATCTGATCCTGACCGCGTTCCTGTTATTGGCACAACAGAAAGTGGCCCGGATAGCGACTGGCAGCCTGGAGAACCTGCCAACACAGAACGATTCCTGCCGTTCGTTAGCCAACGGAATACCGTTTATGCGTTAACGGTCGGGAACCAGATTCAGCACAACTACCAGCCGGGTGACGTCATTCTGGCTGACTCAACTCTTACGCCGGTTCCTGGCGAGGATGTGTTAGTTTGTGATAATGGCGGGAAAATCTCGATACAGCGGTTAGCGCGGTTTGACGATGAGCACTACTACTTAGATGGTGCTAACTCTCAACGGGTTATCCATGAGAAAAGTGATCTTCAATTCGTGCATCAGATAGTCGGTACGATCAAATCGTTCATGGTAGAGGGTAGATGACAAAAGAATAGAGTTTATTGCTGCCTATAAATCTGGTTTAATGCGGTCTATAATGTATCGCGGTTGAATCAGACTGCAGCAGCCGAAAAAAGACGAAAAAAAACCCGAGTCGGCAAACTCGGGCCTTTTTTCAGGAGCAACGCCACAAAAAACGCAACGCAGTCCCTCGGAAAGATTGTGCGTTTATTGTGGCTGCTCCTGCGGATTTTTTCAACCCGAAAAAACATAAATTCGCATGGAAAGGCTAAAAATGACCTTACAAGAATTCTATGCGGAGCGCTTTGGCAGCGATCCGTATTCATTGCTTGAAGCAGCGCGGGATGAGCTGTCAGAGCTGGCCAAAATGGCTGGCATTAACTGGACAGCATGCGCTGATAACATTCAGTTGAACCCGCGCGGCGGGGAAGAGCGTTATTCCAAATATAACGGCCACGCACCCGAGGCTCTGGAAAAGAGCCTTAAAGGGCGCGTGGAAATCTACTCCCGCAAGGAACAACACAAAAGCGGTATCAGCTACCCATTCGTCAACTTTGTCCAGAAAGGGCATGACGAAGGTTCCTGGAGCGGCTTCTCCTTCCTGTTCTCCGAATACCGCCGTGACCAACAACGAAATCATGCGACCATGGTCGCACAGCCTGCTGAAGAGCAGGCGCGTATTGAGCGCCAGGCAGAAGCACGTAAGCGCCGTCTCGAACAACAGCGAATTAATGACCTTAAAAACAATCAGTTAGAACATGAACGCTTGCTCGGATGGTTGGCTTTTCACAATGCCTGGGAGCATGCGCCAGCTGAAGACGGTTCCTGGCCCTACGCAGTAAAAAAAGGCATTCGTGACGTATTTAGCGCTTGTGATATTCGTCGCGTGACCAGTCACGACAACGCAAGATGGAGCCGTGGGCCGACTACATACATGGCGATTCCGCTGTCCCACCTGGATGGACGCAAAGACGGACGCATTGTCGGCTGGCAGCGTATCGACCAGCGCGGCGGCAAATTCCAGACCAGCGCGATCACAAGCGGTGATTTCGTGGGGGCATGTTTTGTTATTGGCGACCTGAAAGGCGCGCAAAATGTTGCTGTAGTGGAAGGTTTCGCCACCGGCGCATCGGTATGGTTGGCTACCCGGAAAGACCTGAAAAAACGTTTTGATGCCGTCGTGGTCGCCGTTGCTGCAAACAACATGATCCACGTTGTCGAGCAGTTGGTGAACATGTACCCGGCGGCAAAAATTACCTGCGCCCTGGATAACGACCGCAAATCATCTGCAGAAGGCAAAGGCAATACCGGCTTGCGTACCGGCTTTGACATTATCTCCAAATTCAGCGGCATCAAATGCGTTTACCCGACCTTTGAAGATGATCCCCAGCTGGAGTGCAGCGACTTCAACGACCTGCACAGATTACGCGGACTCCGCGAAACCTGCCGCCAGCTTTTCGCCAAAGGCAACCGCCTGAGTACCAGCACCGATTTACTGACGCTGACGCTGAACAAGCTGAAAACGGCTAAGTGTGATAACCGCCGGACGTTCGCGAAAGAACTGTTAAGCGCGGTGGATATCGGCATGCTTACCTGCCCGGTACCGAACAGCCCGTCCGATCTGTTTAGCATGTTCTGCATTGTGCTGCGTGATATGGGGCTGGAAAGTGTCTACCGCGCCACGGTTAAAGACCACATCGCACGCCGCCTTAACCGTAAATGCCGCACCGCCCAGGCTCCTCGTTCCTTTAGCGAGCGCATCACCGACCCGAACAAACGCCCCCAGCACATCACCTATAAGCGCTTCGAGACATCCGTGATGACGGATGAAATTTTGCAGTACGTGCAGCAGCTGCAGGGCATCGTTATTGTCCGCGCCGGTATGGGATCGGGTAAGTCGACAGGCCTGCTTCGTCCGTTGATGCATAACGCTGAACGCGGCGTTTCCGTCGCACACCGCGTAAGCCTTATTGGCGGCCTGTGGGAAATGATGACCGAGCAGAAAGGGACCAGAGCCGATATCCTGCATTACCAGGACCCCGGCTATCAGGAAATGGCACCATACGCGAGTAAGTTGACCATTTGCATCAACTCCATCGTGAAAGGCTGCTGGCAACCACTGATGCGCCAGCATGACTATTTCGGCTTCGACGAAGCAACGCAGGGACTACGCGCCGTTCTTTCTGGCCGCGCAATGGAAAACCCGGTCGCCGTTTTTAACACGCTGATTGATGCGCTGGCCAGAACAGAATTGCACCCCATCATGGTAGACGCCGACGCTAATGATCTGCTGGTTGACCTGGCGGAACTGGCGATGAAACGCCGCGAAGAAATGGGCCTGCCGGCATGGCTGCAAATTCACGTTATCGAACTGCCGGTCGACGTTCGCAACCGCGAAACGGGCGAACCTATCCGCGTATTCTACACCGAGAAAGATCGCATCATGACCGAGGTGATTAAAGCGGTGGAACTCGGTGAAAAAATCATGCTGGCGACCGATAGCTCAACGTTTGCCGAAGACGTTACCGCCACGCTGCGCCAGCGTTACCCGGAAAAGAAATTCCTCTGCGTAAACCAGAAGAGCAAGCCGGAACCCGAGGTTGAAGAATTCACCAATAAACCGAAAAAGATGGTGAAGAAGTACGACGGCCTGATTTACAGCCCGTCGATATCCTCTGGCGTCTCCATCGAGCGGAAGCACTTCGATCGCCATTTCGGGATGTTCTGCGGCGAAGTGGTCCCCAGCGATGCTATCCAGATGCTTCGCCGCGACCGTACCGCCAAAGAATTCATCATCGGCTTTGATAAGGTTCGCGCGCGACGCGAAACAGACCCGCAAAAAATTGAACGCGCTTTTGTCCAGGCGCTGCTGGCCACCGCCGGTATGAACGGCGAACTAACCGACGTTGTTTTTGACGGCGACCGCATCTCTATGGGCGTGGCCAACACCGATTTTACCAGGATGAAAATCAAAGCGGCGGCGATTGAAGCCTCCGCGCGTAATGACTACGCCAGTAATATGATCTGCATTATGTACAGCGACGGCTACAAGGTTGCCCCGCTGGCGTCCGACGAACTGGCGAACTCCGTCGGCAAGGAGCTGCGTAAGGAAGCCCGCGAAATTGTCTGGGAACAAACGCTGGACCTCCACCTGAATATTGAAACGCCGAGTGAATCTGAACGCGAGACCATCCTGAAGAAACGCGCCCTGACCCTGGAAGAACAGGCGAAGCTGGTCCGCTGGGACATCGAGCACGAGCTGAAGTTACCGGTCAACGAGGACAACCTGAAATTCTACTTCGACGGCGCCCGCGATAAGGTTCGCCGTTACGAAACCATGCTGCTCGATGAAGTGACCGCGCGACGTTTCGACCGTGAGGAATCCGCGATCAACTTTACCTATGCCTTCAGGCAAACAGGCCAATGGCAATACTTTACCGCCACGGCGATGACCCGCGAGCAGGCCGATGAAGCATTCCAGGCGAAACACCCTGGCATCACCGATTACAAAGTCAAATCGACACCGGTGGTCGAGGTCGGCATGCGCGGCTTCTACGGCCTTAAATCTACGGTGCTGCGCCAGTACTTCACCGACTGTGGCATCGACCCGGAAACCATGACCGGCGAAGCCACCCAGGCCAGCATGAAATACGCCAGGGATAAACTCATGACCTCCGAACGGCGGGACCTGTTAAACAACGTCCTGCGCATTGGCGGCTTTATGACGCCGAAGGGCAAGCCGAAGGTTCCCGAAGCGCTGTTTAAAACCATCTGCGAGTCGCTCGGCCTGAAAACCGACAAGCGCCGCGCCAGGGACGGGGACAAGCGCCCGACCATCCGTTTTGTGGATCAGGATTCGGCGGCGTTCATGATGGATATTCTGGCGAACCGCCAGGACGACGGCCTGTCTCTGCAGTTGCGTAAAGCCGAGAAGGCGACCACCGAAGTGGATCACGGTTTGGATCTCAATATATATATGGATCATAAAACGCGATCCACAAACGGGGATGATTTGGACGCCCCTCATTCAGTAATCACTGAGGCGTTGGCCGAGCTGCCGGTGCCGGTACCGGAAACCTGGGCGCTGACCGCGCTGTCCGATGATGAACTGGCCACAATGACCACCTGGTCGCCAGCCAGCATTGCGATGACCTTTGCGTCTCTGTACCTCACAGAGTTCATGGACCGCCTTTCCAGCAACGAACTGCGCCGCTTGCGTGAATACATCACCGGCACAGCTACGGGCGGCTACGACGCGCAGGAGGCGTTCTATGGCTAAAGATATCGATGTACTTCTGGAACAGCAGGCGGAGCAGATGACCGCCGTCTTAAAAAGCCATGCGTCGCATATTGAAAGCATGCTGGCGAAGCATCGCTTTCAGGTCGCGCAGCTGGCGTTGCACAACAGCCCGGAACCGTTCGTTCGTGAGGTATTCAACCACCTGCGTGATCGCCTGGTACAAGTCACCATCAATGAAGCTGGCCTTGCTGATGCTGAGGATGCGCGGTACCTGCTGCGAATACTCGATCGCATGGAATTGTCAGCATTAGAGGGGAAACCATTCTGATTTACCGCAGGGGAGGAGGCGAAATGCCACCAGTCAAAATAGTAATCATTACTCTGTTATTGCTTGGAGTTTGCCAGCTTATTGCGCGTACAGGCTTTGGAATATGGTGAGGGAAACATGTCGACTACTGATTTTTTTAACAAGTTGGATAATGGCCAGCTTGAGAAGCTTGCCAATGACGATCTGGATGAACTGAAACGACAGATAGAGCGGGAGATTGAACGTCGTGCAAATGGGCCAACCGGCGTTGTGTATGTCGTTACTGATTGGGGAAACCATCGCGTTTTTACTGATTTTCGCTGTGCGGCAATTTGCTTCGCTGATATCGCTGAAACAGTCCTGGAGGACGCCCGAACTAAAGAGGGTAAGGAATTATTCGAACTGAATAAGGGAACCTTGCTTTACGGTATCAGGCCGATGGAAATGAGTGTTGCAGATATCGAGGCGAAGGTTGCTCAGAAATATTTCGATGATGTGTGTTTTGAGCAAAGGCTGAAGGAAGTAGAAAACAAGCCGCTGCCAGTAATACCGACAGGTTGGCAGCTTGTCCCCAAGGAAATCACCTTAGACATGGAATGCGCTCTTTCAGCTGCTGACAGCTACTCTGTCGCCTGGAAACGCGCACTGGCTATTGCGCCGAAATATGAGGGGTTATTTGCCAATGGCCAGAGGGGTAAGCATGACCTATAAATATGAAAATCTGTGTGAGAAAGGCTTCGTTCGAATCCCCGTAAGCAGGGCTATGCACAACAAAATGCTGCCAAATCGCAAGCAGCGTTTTGGAGCGAAAATCGAATATTACTTTCATCCAGAGTTGCAGATATTTGAGGCGCAATATTTCTGTTCTGCATGGATGAAGGTTTTGCTCATCGTTGTCATGTTTCTTCCTTCGATCTTCATGCAAGGCGTTCCCGAAACAATCCGTGAAATCGGCAATTTAATTCATGAGCGGGAAAGAGGGAAATTTTCGGCTGATAGATGGTTTTTGAAACATAACAAGACGACAGATGGTGCGCTTGAAGGTTACATCGACCAGAAACTTCAAACCAAAAGAACAGACTGATCAGGTTCTGATCAATTAGTAAAGCAAACTATAAAAACCCCTGTCGCCGTGACTGGTCACAGGGTAAAATCTCCATGTAATTTATTGACGTGCGTTGCGTTTTGGCGGTAAAGTTACCCCGCTGCAGCAAAATCTGCAGTCGGGCATCTCAACCCCGGTAAAACGAAGCGCACAACACGCGCCAGCGTGTTTTTTTGTGTGTTAAATCTGCGCATACCTGAATTATGGTGGCTCAGGTGGGGCCAACTTCGGTTGGGCCGGTTTCTTCGTTTACCGGTGTTGAGAACCCCGCCTGGGCTACCACCCCTCTGAGATTCTCAACTCTGGTGGTAGCACCGTCCATTAAACGGAGTGCATACCATGTTCAAATTCAAGTTTGCGGCGATCTGCCGTACCGATAAAAAATCCCATATTCATCATCTGTCCACCATCGCCTCATCCGAGCGAGAAGCCCGTCGCCAGTTCGCCAGCCGTTTTGTTCTCGTTCTGTCAGCCCGTATCCGGGTTAGCGGGGTGGCCGCATGAATCAGGTGCAGCTAAACACCCAGGGCCTGCTGGAATCGATTGAGGAGCGCCTGGCGCAGATAGAAGCGCTGGTTTCCTCAGCCCATAGGACGATCTCCAGTTACGAGGCCTCACTGTATATGCAGGAGGCGGCAGAATTACTCCAGGTTGCCCGTGAGCTGGTACAAGAGGCCCGAAGCTGTTATTCCTCTCTGTCAGCGCAGCTGACCGCCAGGGAGGCCAAATGAACGCACTCTCTGTTTTCTCGTTTCAGGAAAACCACCCCGTGCGGGTGGTTCTGGTTAATGGTGAACCGTGGTTTGTGGCCAACGATATTTGCTTTGCCTTAAATATCCAGAATGTCACGCAAGCCATTTCCCGCTTAGATGATGATGAACGATCTATGTTTAACATAGGCCGTCAAGGTGACGCTAATATCGTCTCGGAATCTGGCTTGTATACGCTCATCCTTCGCTGCCGCGACGCGGTGAAGCAGGGAACGACGGCCTGGCGGTTCCGCAAGTGGGTCACCAACGAGGTTCTGCCAGCTATTCGGAAAAGCGGTGAATACAGCTACGTCGAACCCGCGCCAAAAAGCGCCGGTGAACCATTGGACTGGCGGCAAAAGGAAGAATTACGCGGCCTGATAAACGATATAGCCCAAAGTTTTCAGTACAGGAACGCGTGGATCAGTGGCGTCTGGCTGGCGCTTCGTCGTGCCTGCAGGAACCCTTCACCTAACCCGATTACGGTCGACGATCTCCCGGCTATCATTGCCGAATTGCGCCGGATATTAGCGGCGGCAGAAACAGCGCTGGGTAATATGCGAGTTTACGAACGGGAGCTGCTGCGCAAAGTCGTTCGCGGTGGCCATCAGAGTATGTCGTGCGGGGAGTTGCCAATTACCGATCTCAATACGGAAATGGAGAAGGTGCTGCCAGCGCATTTCGAGCTGGCCATCAATAAACTGGAGACGTTATCCACAAAATTAGAGGCTCCTGCGGTCTCTTCCTGATTTTGTAGGGCTGGATACTGGAAAGGCCGCAGGCGATAACCTGTGGCCTTTTTTGTTACTTGAAGTAGGCACTCCAGGCAGATTGCATTGCCTCTATCCGATTACCGGCAGCACCGGACCAGGCGTAATGACGGCCATCGAATTCAAACTCCACCATGTAGGTGCCATCGCCATTATCCCTCGGCGCTTTAAAGTTTGGCTTGGCAGGATGCTTCTCTTCCTGTTCAGCCATCTCGGCCTCTTCAGCGTCGCCCGCTTCCTCCAGCTCCACTCCTTCGCTTTCGTCCACTTCGATCTCATCGTCATCCAGCGTTTCATCGTCCTGGTTTTCGTCATCGAGATCGGCGTCGTCCATTGGCTCAAGAATTTCCTCATCAGGCAGGATTATTGCAGGTGCTTCATCCTTCAGTTGCCACTGCCCATTTTCACCGACGAACTGGCCCAATGCATCGGCAGCAAACTCCAGGTAGCGAGGAATCAGTCTGGTACTGAAGTTAAACGGTCGCAGGGTACTGTTTGTGATTTTTATCGATGGGTCCTGCTCCACCAGCTGCTTCACGGTCTCATGAATACGAACCCCGGCGTCGCCCCTGGCGAAATCTGGCATCATGCTATCCAGCTTTTGAAGCGCTGCCAGACGGGTATTTTCATCGCCGACATTTGGTCGCCATGTTCTGGAGAAGTTAGCCAATTTAAACTGCTTATAGTGCAGCTGGGTGTTTTCATCGTCATGGCCGAGAATTTCCATGAAGAATACATCCTCATCAACATTCTTCCACCGAGGGTCAACGCGGAAGAACATTTCATAAGCAATGCGAGCGTAAATAGCGCGGCTATCTTTATAAACGCGGCGGTCATCGCCTAAGAAAGTTTTTACCCACGGATTAAAAGCTGTAGCCAGAATTGCATTAATACGCCCATTTTCTGACCGAGTGTCATTTTCGCCATATCCCTTTATTACTTCATCAAAATCCGCAGCAGCGGGGCATGAGCGAAGTTCATTTACCAAATTAACAAATAAAGTAGCGTCGCATAAGGTATATATTTTCCTTGATATACCTTTATCTTCCGAGCGTTTTTTAGCTTGCCCCAGGAATGTTACTGTATATTTACCTGCGACGGAAAATTCACCCTGGAGCATGATTTCAATCATTCGGCGACCAGATAGCGCGGCAAGGGCGAACGCCAGCGGGGCCATACCACGACGAGTAGTCAAATCGAACGAAACTATAGGCTTGTTGATTATATCGTAGATGGCCTGCATATAGCGCGGATAGTCAATCACGACAACGTTGCGCTTTTTCTCGCTGAGGACGTTGGCCCAGCGCTGCTGGATAGAGGTTCGCTCGGCAGAACTAAGCTGCAGATGATAGAGAACCTCATGGTTTACTTTCAGGTTATTCAAGTCTTCAAGGAGCGAAGAACCTTGTTGGAATAGTTTATAAAGATAATCTCTTTTATCCTTCCAATCTTCGCTATTTAAATCACTAATAGAGAATTGCCATTCAGGATATTTATTAGCGAGTTTATTTATTTTTGCTTCGCTATTTTTTGCACCAATCTTTATATTGGATAAGTCTTCTGCCAATGGCATTATCTCTTTTAGCTTGGCTTGCAATCTTGACATATGTTGTCTAATTGATGCCGCAGGCATAGAAAGCCACGAAGATAATTCTTCACTATATAAAGGATATTTCTCTGATAATTTAATTACATTCTTTTCAAAGTTATGATGCAATTTATCATCAAATCTTTTCCTTGCCCGACTCATATAGGAGTTGAACGTATTGGCAGAAATTCTTTTTTCTAAACCTTTTCCGCGAAACTTTCTTTTGTCATTAAATAATGCATTCTTATATTTTAATGCTGCGGCTTTAATTTTCTTCGTTTTATCGCCTTGCGGACGATCAGAGGCATCGATTGCCTCGACCTCGTTCACAAGCGAATTGATTAGCTCACCAATTTTCACCTTACGCATGGTCTACCTCCTGTTATCGCCCTAACACATCATAACATAAACTGAGAACATCACACAAGCAAAGCAGATTAACACCTACAATTTATCATAACACAATCAAATAACCATAAGATAACACAATTAAATTACATATACAAATCAATGTGCAACTGTGTTACGATAATCAGCACACAATAGCCCATTATACGCGCGTATAATGGGCTATTGTGTGCTGATTATCGTAACACAGTTGCACATTGATTTGTATATGTAATTTAATTGTGTTATCTTATGGTTATTTGATTGTGTTATGATAAATTGTAGGTGTTAATCTGCTTTGCTTGTGTGATGTTTCTCAGTTTATGTTATGATGTGTTAGGGCGATAACAGGAGGTAGACCATGCGTAAGGTGAAAATTGGTGAGCTAATCAATTCGCTTGTGAACGAGGTCGAGGCAATCGATGCCTCTGATCGTCCGCAAGGCGATAAAACGAAGAAAATTAAAGCCGCAGCATTAAAATATAAGAATGCATTATTTAATGACAAAAGAAAGTTTCGCGGAAAAGGTTTAGAAAAAAGAATTTCTGCCAATACGTTCAACTCCTATATGAGTCGGGCAAGGAAAAGATTTGATGATAAATTGCATCATAACTTTGAAAAGAATGTAATTAAATTATCAGAGAAATATCCTTTATATAGTGAAGAATTATCTTCGTGGCTTTCTATGCCTGCGGCATCAATTAGACAACATATGTCAAGATTGCAAGCCAAGCTAAAAGAGATAATGC